GCTCTTCCGATCTCCGAATGTCAGCGCCAAGTACTGCGTGCTCTTGAGCGCCGCTTGAAACGCCGCCAGCGTATCGGCATCCTCGGTTGCTATCTGTCCATTCGAGTTGGACCACGAATTTATGTTCGGGTCGAGCGATACCGTTAGAGTGTCCGTGCCGGGCACTATCGTATAGACCACGTTATCCGACCACCACCGGCCATCGGGAAGAGCCGTCGTGCCAGCGCCCCAGATCATCGGGCGTGCGCTTGCCGGAACCACGCAGGTGTTGAAGCTTTCGCTCATGTAGTTGAATGTCGGCGAACCCGTTACGTCAACTTGTACCGTAGTCGAGAGCGTATGATTGGCGCTGATGTCGTAGGGCTTGGCCGTGTAATAGGTTAGATACGCAGCCCAAGTGTTTGTAGACGCCTGCGGGAACGAGAACTCCAACGCGCCAGTTGAGGTGTCCTTCACGGGGATTGTCGGCACTGAGGAGACCCAGGTGGACAGCTCCCAGTCTTTCGCGACCAGTGAGAGCACGCACGGCGAGCACGGCGTTGGATTGCCGCCGCCGCTTCGTTTAGCCGTAGTCGGAAATGCAACGAGTATCAATAACGAGATGACCTTCAGTTTTGTATTTCTCATGGCAAAGGAGTTCCGAACACGTACACATCCGCAGTGGCCGCCGATCCATTCGCCGTCGTGAGCGAGAAGTAGAGCGTTGTCGCATTGGCGGACGTGGCTATTGTGATGGCCGGGTTATAAATCGCGGTCGCTGCCGTTAGGCTCGTGTAGACTGTAGCCGCTGAATACAGCGCAGTTCCGCCCTTGGAGGCCGCCGTGTATATCGCCCCCACCGCGAGGCCCGCGCCCAACGATGTCGAGGCATTCGTAATTGTGACGCTCTGCACTTGGTACTTGCTTGCTCCTCCTGGAATAGTGACCGTGATGGCCTGATCGGTAGTGACGTTTAGATTTGCGGACACCAGTTTTCCGAGCAACACGTATCCGCTGCCGAGCGTCCCACGAATAGTGGGCGGTTGAGCCAATAGAGGAAATGCAAGAAACGCATAAAGAAGCTTACGGAACACTGGATGTTGCTCCTTCTGAGGTAAGAACTAATTGAGACATAGGCATCTGGGCGATTGCCAACTTTATGGCTTGAACGCCCGAGATTACCGCTGAATAGAATAAGTACGTCTGATTTCCGGTAGGACCTCCCATTAGCATCACGTCGGCTGCTTGCCCTGATGATCCTACCGCTTCATCCGGCGCAGTCCCTAAAAATTGAGGCATCGGCATAGGCGTCCAAAATGAATTGAATGAGGAGGCATCCCAGCGAGTCATGCCATTCCCCGATGCTCCTGATATATTCGGACCACCCCACATATACCAATGTCCTGAAGGTGACTGCCATAGCATTGGATAGCTGCAATTTCCTCCGATACCTATGATTGGGTTGGCCGATACTTTTGTCCAAGACGCTCCATCATCTGACGAGGTAGCGCCACCGCATTGAAATATCCCTAAAGGCCCCTTAGCCTCATAGATCATATACGAATGCGTTGCGTCAACTCGCAACCACGCGCTGTTATATACTGTATTGCTGTCCCACGCTCCTGAGCTACCTAAAGGAATCGCGCCAGCGGTTAATACTGTCCAGGTTAGGCCGTCCGATGAAGTAAGGGTGTCTATTACAAGAGTGGACCGGTTCAGGGCTGACATCTTATAATGCGTAGAATCAACACGTATAACGTAAGAGGCCCCATAACCGTTGAGCACTGTTGTAGGTGTCGCCCAGGCGCTCTTACAGTCCGGAGATGTTGAGTATGCGATGTTACTTCCACTTGACATCCACATTTTGCAGATATTAGCCGTGTAGTCCCAAACGATAGTAGGTTCTATCGGTTGACCAGATTCAATCATCACTCCCTGTCTCTGATATACCGTGCCAGTTACAGGGAAGGACGCGTGATAATCCTGAATAAATACCGGTCGCGATACAACCGCTGCCTGAATCGCCGTATAAGCCGCCTGAATCTCGCTCAAGGACAGAGCGCGCGCGTAGAGAAGAAAATAAGCCATCGTTCCCGCCCAGTAGACATTGTGGCTTGTGCATCCAGCACCAAAACCCTGTGCTCCAATGGTGGCGCAGGTAGCCGTGAAAGTCGGGTTACCTCCAAGGTCCAACGTTACGGAGTAAGGTGACTCTATGTTTCCCGATTTTAGGCTTCGTCCGGCTCTCTGGAAGATATAGCCGTGGTATTCGCCATTCACATAGTGCGCCAAAAAGTTGTTCGGCACAGCAGCAGACCCTCCACTACCAACCAATTCAGAAATGTTTCCTTGAGGCCCCATGCGCGCGTGATTAGCGTTAGCGGAATCGGCTTCTTCCCACACGATATTATTATTGGAGCCAGTCATTATAATAAGCATCGTGAAGTCAGTATTCCCAGATAGAACAGGTGTGTACTGGCAAATATCACTTGTGCCGTTGAAGGTGGTTCCCTGCGCCACCTGTGTTGTGCCAGTTAGGGTGCAGTTATTTCCATTACCAGAAAGATCCGTCAGCGCCCCACTCCCTACTGTGACGCCATCATATTGCACCTTGAGGCCAAGAGTTGGTATCTGAGCACAGCAACACCAGGTACAAGTAAATAATATGACTAACGACTTCATTTTGTATCCTCTGCGATAAATGCTAATATTCCAGGATCGGCCGAAGTACTTCCAGAGAAATTGCAGACCGTTACTTGCACCGTATCTATAGCGCTCACAAACATTGTCATCGCACCCGCGAAAGCAATTGCCGGAAATCCCGGGGTGATCGGGTCTCCTAATGAGGCTCCTCCCAACGGCAAGGTCTTGCTGTTGCATGACCCATCGTTTAGCGCTCCAAAATCCCACGAAAGCGTGCCCTTCGGGTTGCTGCCCACGGTTATTCCGCACGCGAAACCGCCTGTGCTAGTCCAGTTCAGGTGAGATCCTCCAGCGTCCGCGCATGGTGGAAGAGGTGCCCCTGCTCCGACCGTGAAAGCACCGGTTACCGCTAACGCATCTCCGAATTGTACCTTTCCGAGTCCTGTCTTGATTGCAAAATTAGTACCCGTCCCGGATGTTTGATTCTCAATCTGTAAACCCACCAGATTCACTGGAGCCCCACCGGCTACAGGTGCGTCTATGTGCACGCCTATACCGGTAGTAATTGGGCCTGGTCCGTTTACGGCAGCGTATACAGCATCCGCCTCTGTAACTAGACCAGTTCCATAATTGCCAGAAAACGCTTCAAGACCTACTAAGCTAGTAGCGGTTCCTCCAGCCTCTACATATGACTCCGCATCCACACCCACTCCGTTACTCACGTTTCCGGTTCCGAAGTGATCGAATTCTCCATAGAGTGCTAGATAATCTGACCCAGTATAATTAACGGTGCTCGTGGTGGGAATCAATGTCTCTGCATAAAGTCCCCAATAACCATTAGGGTCAGGTGACGTGGAATTAACAATTGTTCCAACGAACTGCGTTACTCCTGGTGCGCTCATACCGGAAGCGTCTAAAGAGGAGTTCTGGACTACAAGCCTGTTTGTGCCACTAGCCCCGGTTATAATCCCACCGTTTGCCACCCACAGGCTACTAAGGTCAGGGGCAGTTATTAGCGGCTGTGTAATAGCCGTGTCTACGATATTGGTAAGATGTAAATTAGCTGCCCCGGTACCGCTCGGGCTTCCCATAGCTGTTCCAGAAGCGGCATTCTGACCCAACAGGAACACGGGGTAAAGTGCAACAACGAATAGTAGTTTCATGATTTAGCTCCCCACCATCCAGATCTTTCCATCCCACGTCGCCGTACCAGTCGTACAAGCTCCGGCATTAGGAGCGGTAGCATCTAGAGTCGGAGTAATGGTTACGGCTGTCCCAGTTACCACATGAATAGGCAGGACTCCACTAAACGGTACCGAAGCGCCCTGCGTCGCCGTCAATGCCCAGTCTCCTGTTTTGATCGTTCGCGCGGCATTAGAACCGTATGCAATAGAGAGATACAACTGCCCAGTTCCTGTCGTGCAGGGTGTATGAAGGTCTAACCCATAGGTGATGAGATAGTCTCCACTAGCTATCGAAGAGGTCGCCAGCGTGACGGCAGACGTCGCACTACTATTTGATAAGACGATAGGAGCGGCGCTTTCTGTAAGAGACGCACCCCACGTATTAGCTGCTATACAGGAATTTCCCGTAGTGGTTACGGTGTTGAAGTAATACTGCCCCACCACACAAGCCACAGGAGCGCTCGCTAGTACCGGCATTGGGGCCGCATAGACACATCCGCTGCAATCGCTTGATCCGGTCCAAATGTTGCCCGCACCCAATTCCGGCACTACGCTCGGGTCTATCCCTACGGTCCAGACTCCGCCCGCTTCATTCAGCAGCATTCCGGTGGACGCGATGAGGGCGGTGGTTTCCGCAAAGACGCGCTTATCGACTGCGGTCGCCCAATTGCCATTTCCCGTGCTGTTCAGCGTGAATTGAGAGATTGGCCAACTACCGGCGGCGAATCCAGGAGTGGCCGATTGGATCGAGATTCCAGCAGATGGGCTCACTAAAATCCCGGCGCTTGCAGGCATCATAATGGTGAGGTTGCCCAGCTTATCGCCGTAGATGTATCCAGTTCCTGATGCGCCTGGATTCGCACCGAATGTCGCGCTGGAAGCTCCATAGGTGCAGCCCATCGAGTTGTAGTTGATGGTGATGAGGGTTCCGCCCCCGCCGATGTTCACCACGGTCTGGAGCCCATTCAGCCCCGTGCATCCACTCCCTGTGGCCCCGCTCACGTAGTAGGTGTCCCCGACAGCGATAGAGTTGGCAAGGGCCGAGGACAGCGTGAGGACGGCTTGCGTGGCTGAGGAAATTGTGGAAATTGTGCGCTGGTATAGGGTATACGTCGTACTCCCGAAAGTGGTGTATTGCGCGTAGCCGATGCCGTAAGTGCCGGCGCTCATCGTTAGGACCGTTCCGCTGGTAACCGTCATACTGAAGTCCGTCGCTACGGTGTTGATTAGGCCGCTTCCTCCGCTACCTGCTGCCGCGATCGTCAAGGTATTGCCCCCGGAAGGCGTGACCGTGATATTGGTACCAGCCGCGATAGTGAGCGCACCAGTCAAGGTATTCAGTGAGGAGACTCCAGTGCTTCCACTACAGCCCGTGAAGTATGTCGAGCATGCTGCGCTTGAGGTAACCAACGATGCTTGCATATTGCCGCTAGTGTTGGTCCAAAATTGTAATCCCGTTCCCGGCGCTGTGAAACTCGTCAACTCATAGGGCGTCGTGATCGTTGGTGGGGCTTGCAATACAAACGTTCCGCTCGCGGCCGATTGCGTGGTCCCTTGGGGGAAAACGAAAGCGCCCGCTCCTGAGCCGCCTGCCGTAATAGTCCCACCAGCGCTAATAGGTTCTGTCGTGCTGACCGTAGTCCCGTTGTCGGTAATGCTGGTGTTCTGGCACGCACCGCTTCCGTTGGACGCCTGAACAACCCCGGCACCGCCCGAGGGATTGCAGCCCGATCCTCCACCTGGAGGGGTCGCCCACGTCCCGTCCGCGCGCAAGAAGTTTGTCGTACCTCCGCCGGATGCCGGGGCAACACCCTTGAGGCTGCTGCTGAAGGGATTCAACATGGCCGTGACCTGCGTCTCCGTTAACGCGATAGGCGTGGCGGGAGATCCGTTGTTGTTCCCGATGATGCTGTTGGCCGTGAGATTAGCCATCTTCGCGAGCGTAACGACACCTGGCTGAATCGTTGCGGCCTGAGATCCACTTCCTGGACCTGCCGTAACATCGCTCGTCAACTGAGTGATGCCGCCTCCGCCGCTGCATCCCGAAAAATAAGTGCTGCAGGCCGGACTGGCTGGCGTAGAGACATTTCCGCTGGAATCCGTAGCCAGGATTGATGAACTGCTCAAACTGTTGGTGAATAATACCGCTGGCTTAACGTTGCCTGCACTCGGATTACTGAACATGACGTTCACGCCGTTTGCTGCCGTGCCGTTCTGTATGTTGAGCGTCGTCTGGCTGGAGTTGTTGGTCCCATTGGTCTGAAGCGTGAGGCCACCGCACGCCACTGCTCCAAACGCTCCCGAGTTATTGATGAGGCACTGACCACTGGTGCCTGGCAGCGTAGAGACGCCCGTCCCTCCGTTGGCTACCGATACCGGGAGCGACATCGTTGCGGCTCCGGTGAATAGCGTTCCGTTGGTCTTGAGGCACGTAATGACTCCCGCGCTGGAGAGTGTGCAGTCCTGGGAGAGTGGTTCTGTCACCCATTGCGAACCGGAGCCGATCAGTAGGTTGCCGGAGGTGGCTGTCGTGGTTCCGAGTGCGGCGCCGGCGATTTGGGTGGCGTTGATGCCGCCAGTGCCGATCGCTTGGAGGAGCCCTGCGGCCGTCATGTTGATGCCATTGGCCGTTCCCTTGGCCGTGATCTGAACAGGCAACATCGTGGATGTCCCAATAGTTGCGACCTGAAGAACGGGGCCGGTCCCCGTATTGCCAGTCGTGTCCTGGAAGAGGAAGCCGCTATTGGTTCCCGTGCCTGTCCCGAGCGTAAAGGTGGTGGTGTTGGTCCCCATATTTAGCGCTTCGTTGGCGGAGGGATTCGTGAGGGAACTCCACGCCGTGGCGGCTGAGCCGGAGCACGAACCCCACGTCGGTATTCCACCATTAGTTTCAACGAAACAGAGAGTTCCGGCACCTCCTGTAGCGGTTGCCTGAGGATTCCCCCCCACATTCTGGTAGACGCCACCATTTTGGCCACCCGGTATAAAGGGAGTTCCGCCTCCCCCCCCGCCTCCTCCATTGTTGATGACCTGTCCGTAGGAGCCGGCCGCCAGAAGCAGCAGCGCCGTATATGTTTTATTCACTTAAATCCTCCCAGCCCGTTCCGTCGTACATGAAGCATCCGATTCCCGGCCCCGAGTGCGCGGTCGCAATGTTGTTCCCGCTGTTGAGGTGGCTCTTGATGTTCTTGGCCGTGCCGTTGAACGACAGCGTATTGGCCCCAGCCTGAAGCGTGTGGGTCGACTGCACGCATACCTCGAGTCCGGCCACCAGCGAGACGGCATTCCCCGAGGCATCGGTCAACGCTATGGCCCATGCGTTATTGGTGCCAGTCTCCGTGCCGACGTAGTTTCCGCTACCGAGCGCCGGGGCCCAATATGCACCGTTCCAGGCGATGACCTGTCCGGTCTTGGCGCCTGAGTTGGTCAACTGCGAGAGCGCCACCGCGGCGGCCGTTTGGGGAGTGCAGGGCGTATCGCTCTCCACAACGCTCAACCCGACCTGGTTCGTAGTGGTAGGGACATTCCAGGTGCGGGTATAGTTGGTTCCATTCAGGGAGTACGCTACCGAATAGCAACTCCCCACCGGGACTGCCGTGTCGGTCGGTGTCAACAGCACGCTAAAGGCCCCACTCGTGACCGGGACAACGAGGCCGACGGAATTAGGTGCCACCACCTGTTTCGAAGCATTGAGGAATCGTTGCCAACGGATCGTTGCGTAGCCGTTCGGCATCACGCCGTTGGCCCAGGTGATGGTGTCGGTTACGGTCGTGAGGGATTGCGCCCCAAGGCCGCCAGTCAGACAAATTGCAGCGATCCACCGCATATTTATTTGGCCGGAGCCGTCACCTTCTCGATCTTCCACACCTTCGCGGGGAGTTCGTTTCCGGCCTGATCCTTCGCCCCCAACGAGACCCCACAGTCGCTCCGGATCTTATCCTTGGCGACCCCTACCTTCATGCAGGCTTTCGTGATGACATCTTCCTGTTCCGCGCTCCAGGGCTTTATTTCCTTGTTGTAGTCATCAATCTTGTATTTCTCATTGAGGAGTTGGATCTGCGCGATATCGAGCTTCACCGTTAGCGATTCCTCTTTGGTCAGTAGGTATTCCTTTTTGGCCTCTGGCTTTGGAGCGGTCTCCCCAGACTCCTGGGAGAATCCCGCCACGGCCATCAAAACGAACAATAACTGTTTCAACTTTTCTCCTTCTAATTCGTGTACTTTATTACGAGCAAACCAGGCGCGCCTGGTCCTCCCGGGGCGGGCATAACCCCGTCCACGTTATCGTATGAACCGGATCCGCCTCCGCCGCCGAAACACCCGCCAGAGCCGCCAGTGGCTGACCCGAAGAAATTGGCTCCGCCGCCGCCGCCTCCGCCACCGCCTGATCCGGCCGCGCCCCATTCTCTTCCAGATCCTCCCTTGCCAGGCATCAGAAATGTGGCTCCGCCTCCACCGCCCCCAGAGGCCCCGTTGACGTCGCCCCCTCCGTTTCCAGCCGCTCCGCCGCTGGTCTCTCCAGCCCCACCTGCCACACTTCCAGAGAAGTTGGCACCACCAGCCCCTCCATTATTCGCGGACGGAGCGCCGCCGGCCATCCCTCCTCCCGAACCGCCTCCACCGCCAGCTCCAGCTTCTACGGCGACAGTATTGGAGGGGCCACCTGTCGCTCCCGTACCGTTGGGTCCGCCCGCGCCTCCGCCGCCGGAGAAAGCGCTGTGGGTCCCGGCTGTTCCCCCGGAGCCGCCGTTATGCAGTGTGGTTCCGGTGCCGCCAGTTCCTCCTGCTCCCGCTGCAGACGAGGTGGCGCCGCCCCCGCCGTGTGCCACGAGGGTCGTAGTGTTGAAAGACGTCGCGCCTCCGTTGGCCCCGTTGCTGCCGGCAGAGTTTCCCCCGGCACCTCCTGCCCCCACCGTGTAGGGAATGGAGGCTCCTATCGTGAGCGCGAGGTTGACGACTTTGGCGTACTCCCCACCTCCTCCTCCGCCCGCTACGCCGGGAGAGCCACCGCCATTACCTCCTCCTCCTCCTCCAATTCCCTCAATCGAGTTGTTGGAATTGTTCCAGCAGGTCGGAACCGTCCAGGTGCCGCTGGCGGATGTCAGGAATATAGTGTTGGTTCCGGTCCCGCAGCCAGGGCCAGGCGGGGAGATCGCCAGACAACTGGTGGTGGTAAATGGGACAGGGACGTACTGGGCGTAGGCCGCAAGCCCAACTGCCAACGCTAGGGTAATGGATCTCCTCATCTGCATCAGTCCGGTTGCACCATGATCGATCGCGGGAACGTAATGGTGGCGCCGTAGAATTCCGCGCTGGTCGCCGTGTCGGTAGCGCGACCGACCGTGACCTGCATGAGGGAGCCACCGACACAACCCGTAACATCGGTGGAGTTCATCTGTACGTTGGAAGTCGCCCAGAATGCGTTCGCGTTCCCGTTCAGGGTAACGGTGCTCGAGGAGTGCGCTGCGTTCGCGACTACATCATCCGTAGTGGTCCCGTCTCCCTTGTAGCAGGCGACCTGAATCTGCGGGATGATGGTGTGGCCGCTCGCCGTATCGGTCGAAGCGAGCTGGAACCGAATGTAGGGGTTGACTCCCGTGTCCCAATCAAGCGGGATCTCTACTTGAAAACTGGCAAACGTTGAGGACGTATCGCTGATGGCGATGTAGCCGCCTACATTATGGACACCAGACCTGCAGGAAGCCGATCCTCCGGAGCTTATCGACCATCCAGACCCAGGAGCCCCGGTTACGCAGTTGGCTGCGGGGATAAAGTATGTCGACGGGAATGGCCCTCCCCCTGATCCTCCCCCTATGCAGGCCCAAGCCGACCCGTTGTAGAGGGTTTCGCAGGCGTTCGCTGTATTGTAGTAAAGCGCGCCCGGGTTGAAGGTATCGCCCGTGGTGGCGGTGGGGTTTACGGTGCCGCTCCCCGTCTGGATGTAGTTCGCGGCCGTGAAAGACTTCGCGGCCATTCCTCCGCCAGGAGCCTGAATGACGTTGTACTGGGTGCCCGTTCCGGAGGTTGCGATAAATCCTTCATCTGCCTGAACAAATCCGGTAGCAACCGCGATTCCAGCGACTGAGGAAGACGCTGCCGTAACGGTCAGGAGTTGGCTGCCGTTGTTCCACATCAGGTTGGCCGAACCTCCTAAGGCACCAGAGTTATTGAACTGCACGGAACTGTTGGGAGCCCCCGGGGAACTGGAGCCAGCCATCCCCAGACAACTCCATGCGGTCCCGCTATAGAGTTCCTCGCACGCGTTCGTCGTGTTGTAGTACATCCACCCTGCGTTCGGGCTATCTCCAGAGGTAAGCGTCGGAATGGCAGTGCCGTTTCCAGTCTGGATATAATTCAGGGCCGTGAAGGATTTCCCATAGAATCCACCGCCAGGGGCTTGAATCGAATCATAGGCCATGGCGGTTCCGGGCGTCGCAAGGAAGCCCGCATCCGCCTGAATGTAGCCAGTTCCGACCGCGATCCCCGCCACGCCAGAGGATGCCGACGTTACGGTGAGGAGCCGACTACCGTTGTTCCATGTGAAATTTCCACTTCCCCCGAGGGCTCCAGAACTGTTGAATTGCACATCGGTGTTGGAGCCTCCAGCGGATCCGCTACCGCCCCCTAGCGACACCCATGCAGTTCCATTGAAGACCTGCTCCGCCCCAGAGGTCGTGTTCCAATAGAGTGCGCCGGGATGCGGTGAGTCGCCGGGCGTCATTGTCGGGTTAGTTGCTCCGAAGCCGCTTTGGATGTAATTGGCGGCCGTAAACGACAGCGCGTACATCCCGCCGCCAGGAGCGTTGACCACATCGTATTGCGTCGCTGTAGACGGCGTGGCTAGGAATCCCGCATCGGCCTGGACGTAGCCGGTTCCAACCGCAATCCCCGCTACGCTACTGGTCTGCGCAACGACAGTAAGGAGTTGGCTCGTATTGTTCCAGTTGAAGTTGGAATTCCCCCCAAAATACCCGTTGCTGTTGAACTGCACGTTTCCATTTGAGCCTCCAGGGGTCAAGCCTGCCCCGCACGCCTGAAAGCTGAGGTTGCCCATTCCGTCGCTGGCCAAGCACCCCATAGCGTCCTGCTGGGCCCACCGCCACGTCACATCACTAGCCATGCCGCTGTTGGCCCGCAATATGAAGTGGTTAGGCGCGGTACTGGAGGCAATCCGGAGCGATTGTCCGGCCCACAGGTTTCCGCCCGCGATGAAATCCGCCCCTACCTGAACGTTGCCTGCGCCGCCCGGAGGTTCCGTGCCACCACCGTTGTTGTTGTAGATCGTGCTCCCCGACAGAGTCCAGTAGTTGGTTCCACCGCCTCCGCCACCACCGGATCCGCAAGTTTGGTTGTCGGAGGTGACGAGCGTATTCCCCATGGCATCTTGAAGAACGAGCTTGTACGCGAGACTGCACGTTAGCCAGATGGAGGCGCGGCCGAATCCATCGAGGACCACGGGATTGGAGTTCTGGACTGCGCCGGTGGAATCGGTATAGCTGGCCAGCGGATTGCCGGGGCAGGAGGTTCCGGCGTAGCAGGTGTAGATTTGGCCGCCGATGAGCGGCAAGCCGGTGTTGCTGAAAAATTGTTGATCAAAGGCTGGCGCGAGGCCGTACTGGGCGGCGGCGTGCACTGCCGCACCCAGCAGGAGCGCAATGATGGTTAGTGCTCTCCTCAACGTGCCTCCTCCCTTGCGGGATGGCGGGGAGTGCGTCTCACGACGCTTCCCCTACCTTTGGCCTTACGCTTACGACTACGATTCTACAACATAAATGCCAGTCTTCGTTTAAATCCGATGCGTTGCCCGGCGTTGCCGAGACCAGACCAGCCTTGCGTTGTCTCGCTAAGCCATGACGGGCCCAGCGCCACGCTGAATATGTAGACCATTTTACTGTAGTTTTGGGGAGATAAAGAACCTTGCGATGCCGCGCTTAGAGCGGAGTTGATACGCCACGTGGCGCGCAGACGAGCAATGCCGGGCGCAGACCTGCCGTGCTCTGACCAGACACGCCGAGAAGAACGTTATAAAAGACCACATTAATACCTTGCGTTGCGTTGCCGGGACAGGACTCGCCGGGAGATGCCGTGCACCGACAGGCGATGCTAGGAGCCGCCACGAATCGCCACGATATGCATCGAGGAGCGCGGACTGGACTCGCATGGACGTGCGGTGATTCGTCATGACAAGACCTGCTAGGCGAAGACTCGCCACGACGAGCCATGTTATTCCTTGAGCGCGTCCAGCGTCCTCTGGACCGCCAGAGCTGCCTGAGACTTTTCCACTGCTTGTTCGATCTTCTTGACCTGCTTATCCCGGGTGGCATGCGCCGATATGGAGAGCAGCGAAGCGTAGGCATTGTGTCGCACTTTATCTTGCGGGGGGAGAGCGCTGAAATCCTGGACTGAGGCCAGCTTCCTGAGGGACCGAACCGACCGCCTGTGGATCTGAGTGATGGCGTCGTGCCCGGTGTCGACGATCTCCGTGTCTGCCAGACGCCGTACTCCCTCGTTGCGAACCGATCCGAACACCAGTTGATCGTCGTGCAGGGCTTTGCGCCGTGCGCTCTGGAGTACCCATGAAGCCACGCCGCGGATATCGCGACCGATTAGCTTGGTCAAATCGGCATACAGTACGGTCTCCCCGATCTGCGTCGCCTTGAGACGATCGTAAACGACCCGTGTGTCGATCGAGATCGTACCAATAGGACGCTTTGGATCTTTACCGTTTTTAGTTTCTACTGCCATTTTATTCTCCTTGCGATGCCGTGCCATACCACGATACGACTAGACGAGCCGAGTCCTGCCAGGACAAGCGTTGCCATGCCGGGCCCGGACGAGCCATGAAATCATTTCCTCTTCGTACCCCTTATGCTCCAACCAGGTTTCTTTGGGCCAGAAGCCTCTGGCGTGCTCCTACGCTTTCCATTTGCCAGCCTGTTCGCTCCCGGCGAAATCTTTTTAAACTCCATCGTCAAACTCTTCACCAGATCCTCTGCCATTTCTTCTGCTAGTTCCTCGATGAGTTTGGATATCTTAGATTCCTTTGCCATTTTATTCTCCTTGAGATGCGATGCGGTGCCAAGACTAGACGCGAACAGACCTGCCATGACAAGACGTGCCTAGCTGAGCGACAGGCGGTGACAGGCCACGACGAGAGCATGATGCGCCTGGACTGGCCAGAAGGCGACTCGCCAAGACGTGCCGCGAGATCATTTCACTGCGACTCCCAGGACCTAACGGTAGCTTTGAACCGACCGTAGTATCCATTCTTCGAGGGGCGGAACCGGCCAACTCCGATCAAGGATCCCGCAACATCCATGTGCTTCTCGAAGACCTCCTTGCTGATCTCGTCGTCCAGAATGAATACCTGTACATCGCCCGACCACCGATCAATCAGGGGCAGGCATTTGTTGACGCGCGTTCCAGAACCGCGCTTCCCATCGGCCGGCAGGAAAAGCCATTCGCACTTGACCTCATCGACCGTGATCGGCAGCGTTATGGGATCGGCCACCAGAACCCCCGAGACGAAGCGCTTGGTGTAGGTGGCGTTGCGCTTCCCCGGAATCTTCATCGAGAGGTACTGAGCCGCCTCCGAGAGCGCGTTTTTGATGGCAGTGGGAGGAATAAAAATGTGGCCATCCTCGGACACATGCAGGCGTTCGCGCCACGTCCGCTCTTCCCATTGGTCATAAGATTCATTTTGATTGCGCGGAACTCGATGAGCTTTGCTCTGGGAGTACTGCGAAATCGATTCAAGATGGCATTTTGCCGAAATCATTCCATTTCTCCTTTACGTTGCGATGCCGGGAGCAGACCAGACTCGCCTTACGCAGACGTGAGCCGCCGCGCATTGTAGCGCGTTGACACGCGTTGCGTCGCCCTCAAAGCTTGTGCTGGCATCGTGGGCACTTCTTCGCGCCACTTTCTGTGCGCGGTTTCCAGGCATGCCCACAGTGTCCGCACTTTATCCCGTCCAGTTTAACCTTGACCGTACTGGCCTTCACCTTCATACCGTTCTACGGTAACACGGCGTTACGGTTAAGTCAAGGAGTTTTATTTAGGAGTGCGCGATCTGCACGAGCGTATGCCGCGGAGAAGCGAGGTGGGCTTTTAGCTCCGCATCCGTGAGGCTACCGCGCTGTTGGTCTCGTTGCCATAAATTGCAGCAACCGCCCGCCGCGATCGAGCCGCTGACGCGCTCGCACATCCGCCTCCGCGGTGAGAAATGTAAGCATCTTCCGCAGGTGAAACCGTGGAGATTTTCGCTGTACCCAAGCGTCGATTTGTTGAGAGTTCGGATCTCTGGAACCACCACCGCTTTCGTCGGCTGGGGAACCCAATAATTGCAACCGCCGCTCGGGCCGTTGACCTTTTCGTTGGGAGGGAACAGGAGGCAGTCGGCCTTGGGGCGAAAGAAAGCGCACTGCTGGCATGTGTACGAGGACCCAGCGATTTCCAAATAGCAGCCCGCCGTCTTCGTTATTTTCCCAGTGTGCATAAGACGAACGCCGCGATGGGGAGGGCCATGAGTAAGATGACAGGCCACAGCCAGAGGGGAGCGCATCGGTGGAAGATATCATCTCCCCGAATGATCCGCTCACACTTGCGGCATATTCTCATCATTTCGTTACCTGCATAGAACTTACGGGGCCGGTACCAACGGTCCTTCCTTGAAAATGCCGGGTGTTACACGCAGGTAATCGTACAGCGGGACCAATCCAGAGCCGCAAACCTGCATAAATGCTTTGTCTGACCACTCCTCCAGCCCCCGCTTCGGGATATCTAGGAGTATGTGCGCGACTCGCAGATCCTCCCCGTCCGCTCCCTCAACCGTTATCTTCGTGCCCGGCTGAAACGGCTTTCTCACTACCATACAGAGCACGGTCACGTCTTCGCTTTCGATCTTTGGCATTTAGCCTCCTTTTCTATTTTGTGGCCCACCATAACAGTATCACCAGAATCGCCAGCACAATCAGGAGCCACTGGGGAGAACACTTTAGACAGTAGTCCCCGTACTTGATGGGCTTGCCGCATTGCCAGCACGTTTTTCCACAGAGGTGGCTCATTGATTCACCGCCCGTGGCTGACGCCCGCTGATGAGCGCTTCGAAGTACTGGCTCAGTCGGTAGTGCTCCTTGGGATTGGCCAGCATCTTCGCAATCGTCGTCACGGTAAATGGTACAGGGAGAGTGTTGCCGGCCGCTTCCTCTGCCCCGAGCACGTTCTTCTCGCCCCATGTGGGAGGACGCGACCGGCCACCGCGCGGACCAGTTCTCGGCAACGGCTGGCCGGTATAGACGCTCTTGCTGATGGTTCTGGGGATGATGTCGCTGCCACCACGCGCGCTTTTATTGCTGGAGAGCGCCACGGCGGTTTTGGTGACGGGCCCAAACTTGGATGCGAACGTGCGGGCTGTCCCCACAAGCGCCCCATACCTAGCGACGTTGTGAATCAGCGTTGATAAGTCTCCAATGGCACCCACGAAGAACAGATTGTCATCCACGTCGTGGCCCTCGCGGTCCTTCCCGAGAATAACGCGCGTGGGGTCTTTCGAAAGCTTCCTGGACCAGAGCCAACTCAGAGCCGCTGTTCCTAACAGCGCCGAAACGGCACCCCACAGCATGTAGACTCGCGCGGCATCGCCGGTTAAACCCTTCTGGAGAGCGTATTTCCACGTCGCCAGGTCGGAGTAGAACCAGTCTGGGGCCAGAAATATCGCTCGCGACAGCTCCACTATCGTTCTCCCCACGCCCATGTTCTCCCAATGGAGGCCGCCATACACGGCATTGATTTCCTTCGCGATCAGGCGCATCGCTTCTGCGGTCTCTTTATCCGTTGCGTTGGGATGCGAATCGGACCAGGCTGCGAATTTGAGTGAGGCGTCGATCACCTTTAGTTTGCGCTGCATGACACCAAAGGTGAAGTGGGAGATTGCCGCAGCGGCTTTGTCTGCCTGCTTAATGCCGGGAAGGTTCCGAATCTTTTCCCCGACGGTCGGAAGAGACGTGGGCCGTAGCGCCTTGTAGATCTCAATCGTCTTCCCAGTAATGGGAGTCGTCAACCCAAATCTCATCCAAGCCTTCTCGGCATCCAAGAAGTCTTGACTATCCTTATCGGCCACAAGGGCAGCAGCGGCTGCCCCGGGTCCCATATTGGCCTGTGCGCTCAACGCCAGCGCCTTCATGTGAAATATAGAGAATCCCAACTCAACGATCTTGACAACCTGTTGAGCCTGCCGAACGTTTTGCCACCACGCATACCGCTCCATGAAATTGGGGTCCGTGATGGCGTGCATCGCCTTGGCCACATCGGGCGGCACATATAGGGAGCGCGATGCCAGCCTCGCCTCCCCGGCCTGATCCAGGTACGGCACCTTTTGCTGGAACAGTGGCTGATCGGGTGCCAGCGGAACCCAATCGGCCGGGATCTGGCCGGCGCGTTGCATCGGCTGCGTCCCCCACTTTCCGGTTGCCGTGCTGCGCAGCAGCGTCGTGAGGAAGTGGTAGGCAGCGGTGGTGGCGTACTTCTCGCCATAGACGCCCAGCGCGTCCAGCGCGTTGATCGTCTTGGGTTCGACGCCGTGGAGTACCGCATGCAAAACGGTCGGGTAGGAGCGCTGAAGGTTGTATCGGAACTTTCGCGGTCCGAGGCGCCCGCGCGAAAGTCTCCCGATCCAGGATCCTGCCGTTCTCTGATCTGGCGCAAACACGTGCGTGATGTACTCCTCGTCCGGGATGCTCGAGTCCAGGAAACCCAGTTGTTTCCCTTCCGCCAGATGGGCACGGAAGTAGTTGGTGAGTTCCTGGTCAGCCGCCAGGAGTGCTGGCGAGGGATTTAGCACCCTGTCGATCACGGGTCGCATCTGCATGATCTTTTGGGACGCTACTTGTTGTTGCTGGGGGGAGAGCGCTTGGAATTCGGGATGCGTTCCGTTGCGAAACTCCGCGAGTTCATTGGGCCGATTCTTGAAGTCGCGCAGCAGCGTCAAGGCTTCCTGGTCGAGTGGATCGGGGAGTTGCTGCCGTAGCACATCTCGCAGTTGATTGGTTTCGGCTACGCGGTAATCCCGTTCTCCCGTGGTGAAGGTCCGGATCTTCTCCCCCAGTCGGCTGTCGATGCCGGTCGCATTCAATGTCGAGAGGAGGGCACGGGCGGCATTGTTGCGAGCTCCCAGGAATTGCTGCATCTGCGCTGCGGGCGAGCCAGCGGTCTGTAGTGCGGCCCGCACGTTCGGCGGCGTGATGGCGACGGCACCGCGCTCACCTGCTTTTTCGGGAGTCAAGCCAGCAGGAATTTTATCTGCTGCTGGTCCGCTTCTGGCGATCGCTAAATCTGGGGTGATCGCTGGATTCTTCCAGGGCATTAGTAGGGCGGATGGCTTGCCGTCCCTGAAGAGAACAAGCGGAGATGCCGCGCGCGTGGATGTCGTGGACGCCTTGATGTCATCGGCCCCTATTGCGCTTTTTATAAATGCCAGTTTGTTGGCATCCACGGTGACAATGTTGCCATCAGCATTCACGAAGAACGCTGGCATCTTGCTCCCTACCGTCTTGTTACTCCTGTCCGCCCCGAGGAATTGAACTGGCTTTAAATCTGCGCCGGTGGACCTTTCCCAAATGGTCGTCGCTTGCTCCGGCGTAGCGCTGGGAGTCTTAGCCGCTTCAGCCAATGCGGAAGCCTTTCGAGGAAGACCGGCCATGGATTTAGGACCCTGAACGGCGCTGATCGGCATCATCATGGTGCCATCGGTGACGAATGGACTGTTGCCCAGGATGACATTTCCGTTCCAGATCCCCTTGGTTCTGGCGGTTGGCTTCAAGTCGCCAATCGGCTCCAGCCTCTCGGCGAGACTGATGGACGCCGCTTTATCCTGCTCTTCTATGAGTCGCTTTTCTTCCTGTCGGTCTGCGAGGACCTTGCGCTCGTTCTCCACGGCCTTGCTGATCTGTTCAAAGTCGTACATGTCCCGCACGTTGGGAACGCGCGATCGCTGGAGACCTTCCTCTCGGATCAAATTGTCGATAGCCGAAATCTCTTCCTGTGCTTCGTTTCGAAATATCTGGAGTCGCTCTCCTCTAACGTGGCCCTCCATTCTCTTGGGGATGTCCTCTTCAGCAGTCAGCGGGAAACTGAGATAATTCCTGGCGGTTGATACCGCAGCATTGCGGATCGCCTGCTCTTCCTGTTGCGGAGAAAGATAGGCGCGTCCGTCCTCAACTCTCACTGCTGCCGCCCTGGCGATTGGCTCCAGTTCAGTGGTTAGCGTTTTTTCAACCGTGCTGTATCTGTCGCCGGTTCGTCTTCCCAGTTCCTCGTCGAGCTTAAGTCCTGCGGCTTGACGGAGGATTGGGTTATCGGACTCCACGGCATCCTCCAACATGGCGCGGTAGGAGCGCTTCGTTATCGGATTTAGTTCCGCATATAGACCATCCAGCTTATCCTTGGCGACCTCCAATTTCCTTCCCGCCGCCTCGCGCGTTTTTGTCCCGTATCCGGCTTTATCGTATTTGGCTTGAAGACCCTCCACTATTGGGGTTTGTTCGTCGATGGCCTTCCGCAGACGGTCGTACTCAGATTCGATCTGCTCGCGTTCCGGGGTTCCTTTTGCGGGAGTCGTCCTCCCAATGGAAGTTCTTCCCGCCGCTGCCGCTGGCGTACTCCCCCTTTCGCTTGCCGCAACATAGTGCTCATCCAAGTTGTTGGGGTTCGTACCCGCGCTCGGCACCAATGTTGCGCGCTGTTCTGGGGGAAGACGCATTGGGCTGTCATGCGGGTGCAGGTAGATTTGCTGGTTCTGCCGCAATTGCAGCATCGCGCTATCGAAATCCGGCTTGCCAACATCGGGGAGTGCCGCACGCAGCCGCTCCATCGAAACTGGAACTCCCGGCGTCGGCTCCAGGGCCCGCATTGCTGACATGATCCTGTCGGGCAGGGGAGGACGCTCTTGGGGAGGTACTGAGAGAACTGCTGCCGTAACTGAGGGAACAGGGGCCGTAACTGAGGAAACCTCCTCCTTCCCCGGAAGCGTAGCGGGCGGTTCCTGCGCTACTTCTGGATTTGGTGCTCCAGCATCTGCCGCGTTAGGAACGGCCTCCCCCGGCTTCAGATTGTCCCATGCAGTATCGGCGTGCCGCTGAAAGTAGATCCCCGGCTTGGCATCGTTCTTTGCTTCCGTCATGACCCCCGTTTTGGGATTCATTCGCCACAACGATCCGGGGTCCATGTGGGTCCGGTCCAGCATCGCTTGATTGTCGATCGATCTATCCTGGGGAGAACCGTTTTCGCTCCATGCCAGCGCCGTGTGGATTCCAATCGAGTGCGTGATGTTGAGGATTTTCTGTCCGGGTTGGTAATCCGCCATCTGCTGCTGGATGCCGCCGATGAATCGCTGGCTGAAATCGTTGAACGATTCCCCTCCAGGAGGGGCCTCATCAGGACGCTTCACGATGTAGTCGTCCATCAGGGCCTTGACCTCTGTTTGCGGCCTCCCCTGAATCTCTGGCCCCAGATTCCACGGAGCAAGTGCTTCGTCAGGTTGTGGTTTGACACCAGCGACTTCCCCTACCGCTGCACCAGTTTGCTCTCCGCGTTGCTTCGGGCTGGTGTTGACCTCGTCGACGTCCGCAACCTTCTTCGCATCGGTCTTGGCGTCACGTTCCCCTTGAGTATCCAGGGGGAGGTCGGTTTCGCCCGTCACTACATCTTCCGCAGATCCGGTAGATCCCGCCACTGCTCCAGCACGCTCGCCCGTACCCCCGGCAGCAGATTGAGGCTGAGCACTGCCAAGTCCGCTTGGTCCCTGTGGCGGAACTCCCCGTACAGGTACGGGTGGTTCACCTCCAGGTGCGCCCCCTTCAACTCCTGCTTCGCCTCCTCCCACCGTTGCTGGCTGTTCAGCCCCTCGACCTTCACCCACACTGACACTGGGAACCTCCTGTTGTGGTCCCGCCCCTGCCGCTTGTGCCTGAGGGATCACCTCCTCTCCCGGAGGGGCGGGTGCTTCTGGTGACGATGGCGGCTCTTCTGGAAAGCTCCAGCCTTGCTCTGCCGCCTTATCGATATCGCCTTCTATCGACTGCGCTTGGTACTGCCTTATGAAATTGGCTACGGATGGGTAATCCCCTTCATGTAGCACTTCTCCCGTATCGGGATCGATTACGTCGTAGCTTGAGGGAGAACCATCGGGGCCAAGCGTGGCGGTCCGGACCGACATTGGGCGGTTCAGCCCCTCTACTGGAGTGCCCTCCCCTTGGCCCACGGGAGTTTGCTGCTGAGCTTCCTTTTGCAGCGCAACTTCCGCGTTGGCATTGTGCTCCTCAAGCGATCGCGCGAATCTCCCCGTGGTATCGAATGCCAAATGGAGCGCACCGGCCGCCCCCATCAGCCCCTGAAGTCCGATACTCGTGATGGTGGATGCGGCACCAGCGTAATCTCCCTTGTCGATCGCTTGCTTGACCGCTGGGACCTGATCATAGGCTCCCTTGAGCATCTGCCAACTGAACACTCCTGAGATGGCGCGCGGCAGGTACTGGCTTATCTTGGAGAGCGCTCCCGGCAGGAGTCCCACGCCTTCGGTGCCGAACATCATCCCGATGTTGGCGGGAGCCGTCATCTGGCGGCCAAACTCCAACGCCCACCGCGATGCGCCAGCCGCAATGTCCAGACCGCGCTGCACGATGGGATGTTGCAGAATAGCGGGCGCGCCAGGTGCGCGGGACGCGGCCTGTAGGGCTTCAGCGGTAGTCGGTGCCGAGATGGCGACTTTGGGGATTACGGGAGTCTGCAGCAGAGAGTTCACCATGCTGCCGATGACCGTGGGATAGGCCCGAATCACATCCCAGTTCCATGCCTTCAATGGTGGACCGGCGGGTGCCTGATCTTCTGGTGCTGGTTGCCCAATTGGCACTTGCTGCGGCGGCTGTCCGAACCGTCTTACTGTCCTAGTGGCTGGAGGCTGAGTCGGCGGCTCAGGAGCCGAGGTCCCCCATGACCATCCTTCCGTAGGGGAGCCCTGCGGTGGTGGTGCGGCTGTCCCCCACGACCATCCTTGGGTGTCGGCGTCGGCCATCTAGGTATACTTTACTCTTTCGTAGACGTCGTAATCGACCTCGGCATTGTGGCCGCTGATGTTTTCCAGGATCAGGCACCAATCTCTCTTGAATTCAATGCCACCGACGAACTCAACGTCGAGGCACCTCCGCCGAAAAAAGCTGGATCCATGGAAACTTAGCCCACCGCGCCAGAGGTCCAGTTCGTCGGCTAGAACCGTATGGATATTAAGGGTATGGTCAGAATTAACCTCTATACCGACGCGCGCGCACCGCGCTCGGCCATACAGGATCTTTCTGAATTTTTTGGAACTGACGGACGTGGTTTCCATGCTCTGCCATTTTGTCAGATGCGCTACGTTTACCCTAAAGTCAGCTAAACTCGCTCACCTCCCATAATCTGCTCGATGTGCGCTATCGCCGCACGAAGCGCGCTGAGCGCCACCGCCTGCATTGCTCCTGACTTCCTGATCGTGGCGATGATATCGAATGCCAAATTAATGCTCTTCTCAACGCTCTTGTGTGGTTTAGGCCGAGCAGATATCTTAGTGGTCATGTGCTTCCTCATCGGTTACTATCACTGCGTTACTTCGTACATCTTACCGTTCTTTTTCGCCAGCATGATGCTCCCTGCCGGAGTATTAACAGACGCCATCTGCCCTTCCGGAATCTGGGAAGCGTAGACAGAAGGAACATCGTTTCTCTGTTTCCACTTGGGGGAGAACGCTGGTGCTGGTGACAATTTTGGGCCTGCGGGTGCTGGCGTAGACGCTGTTGCGGGCGCGCCCGAAGCGGGGGTCGGCGGTTTACCCATAACGCCCGCTACACTCCCCGGAACCCTGCCCCACTTATCAAATATCTGCCCCTTCTGGTGCATCAGGTTGCGGGCTTCGTTTTGAGCGTCCACAACAGCCGAGTTAAGTTGCTGCCGCAAGCCGTCGGTCATGACCTGCGGGGTCTTTTTAGGATCGCGTGGATCCACGAATTTATCGCCGTTCTGGATCTTGGTGGTGTCACCAAGCGACTGAGCCAAGTCCCACTGCTGCTGCTCCGATTTCTGAATGTTGCGGAACGCACCAGCGTCATCTTGTTCCTGCCGCATCCTAGTACGATCCTCGATCGCCCCCTGCGTCGCGGTGGTCTCCCGGATCCGCGCCGCTACCATATCGTTCGCCAGCGCCTTGAGCCTAGCGGCTTCCGCTGGGTCAGTCGCTGCGGAGGCGAGCGCGAGGGCCTCGTCGGCGGTTCTGGGCGTCTGTGTCTTGTTCTCCTTGGCCTGATCCTTGCGCTCCTGCTCCTCTTCCTTCTGTTGCTGGATGAGTTGCGCGGGCGTCAGCGCCATTCTGTGGATGGCTTGGGCGTTCTGCGGGGAGAACGTTTGGAACGGCGCATAATCCGCCTTAATTTTGTCCGGAAGATTCGCCAGCCATTGCTGGTGCATGGCCTGTTGTTGTTCCGGTGGAGCGGCCTCCACGGCCAAGTAGCCTGTCGCTGCATCCGCCTTCATCCTCTGTCGTTGTTTCGCTTCTTCTTCCGCCAGTTGATTCTGTTCTTGGGTCTGCTGAAGTTGCGCCTTGGACTTGCGCTGCGCTTCGAGCGCCTTTCGATCCGCGTCCGAAAGAATCTGGCCGGTGTACCCGACGCCCGCGGCATACGCGTTCAATAGGGCATCATTGGGACGCTGCTGCGGGAACCCGGACGTGTCGATGCCCGCTCCCTTGAGCGCCGTCATCTTCTGCTGGTAGACATCGTCCTTCTGATCGTCCGGCGCCTGCATCACGGCGGACAGCGCCTGCCCGATTAGTTGATTGTTCATCAACAGGCTCTGACGCTTGGTCTGCTCCATAGCGAGTGCCGACCGCTGCATCTCCAAATGCTCTTGTTGCGCTGCCTGCGCGCCCTGAAGCGACATCTGTGGAACCGCTTCATTGTAGGCTGAGCCCCAGTCCACTTTTGGCTTGCCATCGGGATCGAACGTGGTGTATTTCTGGAGCGCACTCCCCAGTGCTTGGCTGTCCTGTTGCTGGCGCTGCATCGCCTGAATCTTTAGTGCGTTCTCCTGTTGGACCTGCCGGTTGATCGCCTGTTGATTCGCTAGGCTCTGCAGGTTCAGGGCTTGGGTGGCCTGTGCATAGGGGGAGGGCACTTGCGTACCTGGACTGTACGTCATCAAGGCGAGATTGGGGTCGATGGGCATCAGGGCAGGCGTTCCAGTGCTGGCCTTTCCCATTCTTCTATGGCGCGGATGACGGAATCGAACCACTCGCGCCACTGAGCCTCATCCCAGTCTACGTTGGTGGAGGTTCCGCGCCCGAGGTATTTGTACCAATTGATGATGACTGGGCCGAACCGCATATTTGGTAGTCCTGGACTGCAGGTCTCCAGGTGCTCGTCGCGTGGCTTCCATGCTTTGGTGGCTCCGCAAGTACAGGGAGGGCGAGGATTCTTCTTTTCCCACGCTGGGCTACGCTCAAAGTGAATGGCCCTGCCGGACATCTGCAAGATTTCCCAGAAACTTAACTTTTTGACTTCCTCCTCGGACATCCCATCAAGTTTCTGTGGATCGCTGATGGCATCCAAACGTCGGCGGTTCCATTCCGAATGCTCTGCGATTTGGCGGCAATCTTTTGCATGGACCGGGGACTCGGCACCGCAGTCACATTCATCCCAGAAATAGCGGCGATACTCAAAACTTGGAATCTCCAAAAACTGCCGGTCCTCACGATTCTCGAATTTCTCCTGCTTCACGTTCCAATAAGCGGTTTTAAGGCGATTAACGATAGATTCTAGGAGGGCACAGACGAAGCCGCACCGCTCAACCTCAAAACGATTGCAAGCATCGGCCTTCAGGAAAGCCTGAACGACGCTATGTTCCAGCGGATTGTATAGCTTACTCGCCATGCGTTTCACTGCCGCCGTGGCAGGGGGAGGATTTGGGACTCGCGGCAGTGGATTGCAGAGAACGCCCTCAACCCTCTCCAATTCCTCATCCGACATATATTCTATTGCCCTACGAACAAAATCACGACTCATGTTTCACGCCTCGTACTATATTAATACCCCGGGTACTGCACGCCTCCGGTTGTGTTGTAGACCATGCCGGGGGCAATACCGGTCCCGATGTTTGGGTTGATGTTGGCCATGCTGCCCAGCGAATTCCCGTAGTATCCGCCCAACAGCCCGCCGCCGATCGCATTCCCGATTCCCTGGACTCCCTGGAGCCATGCATTGGTTTGGCCAGTGATGCCCGCCGCCTTAGCGTTGGCCGCCTGCGTCAGATAATTCGCCGCCGCCGACGCGCCTTCCAGCCCTACCTGCCCGCCTGCCAGCGCGCCTTGCATCCCGAGATTAGCGGCTCCCGATCCAGCCTGATAGCCGAGGTTCGCCCCCGCAAGACCGCCCTGGTACCCAAGGTTCGCGGCTTGTCCGCTGGCCGTCAGCCCCTGATTAGCCAATTGCTGAAGTGTGGAGATCTGGTTCAGCGCGTTCTGCTGGTTTTGCTGGAACGTTGAGAGCGCCTGATTGTACATCTGGCCTTCGAACTGGTTGGCCGCGCCCGTCGTGTAGTTGGCTAGCGATTTCAGTGTTCCGCCAGAGAATAGGTTCCCCTGGGACGCAGCCGCCCTCTGGATGGCTTGCTGACCTTGCTGTAGGGTGAACTGGTAGCCGGGGTTGTTGGCCAGATTGTTGGGGTCGAAACTGAATCGATTGGTCCCTACCTGATTGGCCAGCGCCTGAATAGTGGGGAGAACGGTACTGCCCGTCTGGACATAGGGGGAGAGCGTTTGCTGCGCGCCCGCTACGCCTTGCGCGATCTGCCCCTGGCCCGCCGCGTTGGCGCCGCTCAGCAGATTCTGCCCCGCCACCACGTTACCGCCGATGTTCTGCTGGACCGTGTTGGCCGCGTTGGTGACGAGGTTGCCGGCACCAACCGCGCCTTGCTGCAGCACATTGGCGGCGTTTTTGGCAGACTTGCTGCCGAAGATTCCGCCCAGGAGGCTAGTGGCCCCACCGATCCCGGCTATAGCGGCAAACGGCACTCTACGCTCCCGGTCGCTGAATCGCGACCATCACGATGTCCTGTAGTCTCCCATGCTTCATGAAACAGCGCGGCTGCACTGCGAATTCCATCATCCCCGCTTGCTTCGCGAACCGCAACGAAAGCCGATTCGACCGCACGATGTTGCCGAATAGCCGCACGCATTTCGTCTTGCTCCAGACCCATTCGATGAACTCGCGGCCTGCGCGCTCCGCGCGTTCTCCCCATGCGAGTGGAAGAAAGGCCATGTGGAGTTCCCACAGATAGCGGCTATGATGCGATACGATCAGCACACCTATTGGCTCTCCTTCATCGATGACCAGCACATAGGATAAGAGTCCGGGAGCCTGCGGAGGGGAGAACGTTTCGCGGTCTGGAGCATCGTCGTCATGCAGATGTCGGTACAGCCTCGGATGCGTCAAGATGAGCTTCACCAAGGCTCTGTCGAAGTCGTTCGCGGCAATTCTGAAAATCATCGGCCAGTAGCCCCACTATCTCCATATCGAGGGAATGACCATCACGGATGGCTCTCTGGCGCAACGTCCCTTCGATGCGGAATCCGAACTTGCGGAGGAAACGCCGCACTCTGGCGTTGTCGGAGAAGTAGGTGGCCTCCACGCGATGAATTGTACTGAACTCAAATAGTACGTCTAGGGCCATTAGCATGGCGGTACGGGGAATTCCTGTTCCGTGGACGCATTCATCAAAACAAATCCCCCTAAGTGTAGCCACATGATGATTGATCGCGTTCGCCCCTATAAATCCCACGGGTTGGCCGTCCGAAGTGGCTTCCCATGTGATTTCCCCATTGGACACCCGTTTGTAAAGGCAACTACGAACGTTCTCCTCCGCGTGGATAAACGAATGGTCATCAAAATTCCACTGTGGTTGCTGCTTCAGCCATCGAAACAGAAAATCGGCATGGGCGAGCGGGAATGGAGATACGATGGCAACGCCCATGTTTATTGCGACATATCCTCGAACTGCGTTCCGTCCCACTCCAATTGGATAACGCCGCCCGTGGCGTAAGCCGTTCCAATGTTGTTGGCCGTGTTGCGGTGACTCTTGATCGCGGTCGCGGTTCCGCCTTGGTACGCCAGCGTGTCGGCACCAGCCTGTAGGGAGTGCGCCAGCAGAATGTAGAGGATAGTGCCGGGCGAGAGCGCCGGCCCCACGCCCACCGGGGTGGCGATCGCGTTGTTGGCACCGTTCTCCCCCGTAATGTAACCCTGTTGCCCCACAAATGGAAGCCACTGGAATGCTGCCGTTCCAAGCGTGGCGGGGTTTCCGGTTTCCAGACAGAGGTAGCTCAAGCCGCCGTTCACGGTTTGGGTGTATTGCGAGCCAACGTTAGCGACATCGCTGCAGACGCGCGTCGTTACCGCCGCGAACGAGCCGGTGTTGCTGAAGGACGGGGCAGACTGCGCGGCCACGTGCGGGGCGTAGTGCGCCACCACCGCGAAGAAAGCAATGAGGGCAACGCCGATGAGCGCGGCCCGGAATTGACGGGTCATTCTGGAATTTCTCCTTTAATTGAAGTGTAGATCATTTTCATGGGAACCACACGGTTTGAGCGTAAGTGGGGCTTCCCGAATGCGAACTTGGCTGAAACTCGAAGGCGTTGGACCCCGATGGCGTTATCGGCTGGTTGCCGAACACATAATTCTTCTCGGTCGACATGAACATCGAAATGGTGTCGTCCTCGAACACCACTGGCTCCGACGAAGCTGGGGCGTAGCTGACGTCGTTGTGGGCAACGCGGTTATCGTGGCATCGCTGATTGGGATTCGGCCCCACGGGTCCGAGCGCTACGGGCGGATTCGCAGGCGCATCCGGCGACACGATCAGGTTGGCCTTAGCCGCACAGAACCGCGCCGCATAGAGGCGAATCGATCCGCCCGCCAAGTTGATGAACGAATTCCCCACGATTTCGACATTTGCAGCACCCTCAGCGGTCTGGCTCGTGTTGTTCATGTTGACGCCATAGCTGGCCGATCCGCTGTTGGTCGGACCAGTCAGTGGAATCTGGTCTTCATCATATTCTGGCTCACCAAAATACGGCACCCGCACGACATTCCCCACAATGGCGCTCTGGCCATGGCCGTCTAGATCCATCGCGCCGCCGTTCACCGATGTGAACGAGTTCCCCGTGAGCGCAACGGCCTTGACGACCCCACTCGAATCTATGGCGGTGGCGGGTGCGACCGGGTCCCATCGGGGAGTCGATTGTGAAGTGTCGTCCAGGCAGATGTAGCCCACACGCCTGAAGACATTGGCGCTGGCGGATCCGCCGTCAACCCCCCCGAATTCTATTCCGTCCAGCCCGCAATCCAGAAAGTGATTGCCGATGAAACGAAAGTTTTGATGCAGTTCATTCAGCCCGTAGAGATGGCTCCACAGGCAATTGCCCGTGTTGCGTTGGAACTGGCAGAGCGCCACCAGGAGGGTTTGGACCACTCCCGATCCAGCAGTCTGCCCGGCTCCATGAGCCAGAATGCCGCCTCCCCACGATCCGTAAATCGCGGGGTTGCCGATGGTGCCGAATAGGAACGGCCGGTTGTTTTGGAACCAACACTGCACGATATCGACCAGTTCTATCGTTCCGGACCGTGCATCTAGCAGAACTGAATATCCCCCCGTGTGCTGAATCGTCACTCGGTCCATGCGGAACCCGCTGACATTGCTGTGGACCCAGATGGAGGTGTTTTGCGTGAGGGAGGACGCCATTGGATCGTTACCGCCAACGCCCAAAAAGTCCTGGTTGTAATGCAGCCCCTGCGGCATCGTGGTGGCACCGTCGATCAGGAAGTCCTGGAACGTGACGTTCGAACCGCTGATGTCGAGGAGTCCCTGGCCGGCTCCGGTTTGCTTGCCTCGCAAGATAATGCTCGCCGGCCCCTGGCCCGCCAGCGTGATGGGGATGTCGCCCGATGGAAACGTGACGGTCCCGATATTGAATGTGCCGACCGGCAGCAGCGCTACACCCCCACCGTTAGCCGCCACTTGGTTGATGGTGGCCTGGATTGCAGCGGTGTCGTCAGCTTTTCCATTTCCTCGGACACCGTACTGAATGGCGCTGACTCCCGAGAGTTGCTGGAGAGTGGGCTGGATGTTTCGCAGCCAGAGGTCCATCTGGGGCGTGGCGACACCCGTTGAAGGGTCCACGATTGGCGTGGGGGAGTACGGTGCGCGCAACGTGTAGGCGCTGAGGATTGGTCCGGCACCCATTACTGAATCCTCATTACCAGCACTTCAAGTTGGCGAATCGTCAATTCCTCCAGTTCGCTACCGGGATCAAGCGAATAACCCAGAGCGTGGGCCTTCAAAAGCAGTTCGTCAATCTCGTCATCGGTGTAATAATCGGGATCGCGGGGAATACGGTCTTCTTCCTCTTGTCCGATCATTTTCGTTCGACTCCCATATTGCGTAGTTCGTGGAGGTCCCAGATGTCGGCCTCGCGCGCGACCCCATCCTCGATGACGGTCACGCCTGCCTTCCTCATGGGGCATGACCGAAAAGCATCGGCTTCCGCGAGAATTGTCTTTACTGTTATGCCCGGCCGACCCTTTTCCTCATACATAAGATTTTCGTAGGAAAAGGCATCAACGTTTCCGATGAATCCATAGCGGCAGGGGCTTTGGTTGAACCATTGGCTATTCAGGATCTTCAACAGTTGCTTGATAATGAATTTCCGCATATCCACCATTATGGGCGTGGCCACGTCCCCGGATTCTCATCGATGTAGGCAGCGTTGATCGAGGTGATGACGGGATCTGTAATGACGAGGTCCACGGTCAAGCCGATCCGTGAACTCCCCATCTGCGGCCAGAAGACGCGCGTTTGATCCAAGCCTGCCGCCCCGATACTGTCTTGCCGCCACAGGCTCCAGTTCTTGCCTCGGTCCTTGGAGTAGCGCATCTGGCACTGTGGATTCTGCCCTACGTGCCCCACCGGAACCTGCAGCCCCACACCTGTATCCATGTCGAGCGTCATACGATTATGCCGCACATTCGTCATCCCGCTGGTCAAATAGGGAGCGATGCGCTCGCGCCGCAGGGGAGCCGTCACGCCGTTCACCGTGGCGTCGGTCGCTACCGTGGGGTCCAGCACGTACAGCATGTTGGTTGCGTAATCTCCCACGATGTCGAGTCCGAAAGCATTGGCGTAAACCCTCGGCCGGTAGCGGGTCCATACTCCGTTCTGCCAGTACAGCCGCCTATGCCACGCCTTTTCGGTGAAGTCCAGGCACCACGTTTCCCCAATGAACGGGAAGGAGATGACGTAGAAGACGTGATGGCCCTGCAGGTAGCTGAAGCCTTCCGCGTTCAGCCAGTCGTTCCAACTGTACTGCTTGATCTGCTGTTCTACTCCCCAGTCGCTCACGACCACCGGAGCCATCGTCCCCTGCGTCACCCAAATCTGGCCTCGCCACAGCCAGAAGTGGAGTCCATTGATGCCGGCGATCGACCAAGCGGAATCGCAGCCCACGGGGAAGACGCATCCGGAAATCCTCTGGAACGGGAATAATCCGCCAGTGTCCTGCCAGATTTCCATCGTGTCGGTGCCGTGTAGGTAGAGTAGTTCTCCCCCCGGAGCGTCGACCCACACCCGCTGGATATTGTCGGCGTAGCCTTCCTTTTCCGCCTCATCGGCAGGATCCCAAATGCCTCCATTGGGAGCGAGATTCGAAATCTGCACGATCTTGGTGTTGGGCTGGCTGATGACGAAATACTGATCAATGACGTTCACGGCCGTCGCCACCACTTCCTGCCCCGTAGTGTCGACCACGGGGATGACGCCCGGACCTGTGGTCCCAAGATTAGTGATGTAGAGTTGGCCGCCGCTGGCGATCGCCAACTGGAATCCGTTGGCCGCCATCGTGGCGGGATTGGTCGCCAGCCCCACATTTCCGAGCAACGTATAGGGAGGATTGGCCGGCGGCTGAAAGACCTCGAAGACTCCACCACCCGCTACGGCGAAGAGTCGTGCTCCACCAGCGCTGGCATACAGCGCTTGGATAGGGCCCGCAGGGAATCCGTTGGTGCTCTCCGTCACGAAGCCGGGCAGTATCGATAGACCGGGGATCTGGCGTAGCCGAGTTTGTCCCTGGCGTGGTCCACGCTCGAGCGTCTCGGTGTAGAAGTTGATGGTCTCGTCGGGAGAACCGTTGGGGGACTCCAGTTTGTAGGACGGCCCGCAGAATCCCGGCCACTGCGCCATTCGTTAGGCCCCCTTGGCCTTCTCTTCTGCTACCTGTTTTTCGGCCGCCACCTGTTGTTCGGACGCTGCCTGTTGTTCGGCGATGGTCTTCTGAAAGAGCGGCCAGAAGTAGTCGTAGGCCATCCGGCTATCGCTCGCAATGACCACGCCAGCCGACATGCAGTGCCCGTGCTTCAGACGATGGTTGAACTCCACGTTCGAGAGGAATTCCGTGTTGATGAGCCGACCCGCCTCTACCGCTATCCAAGCCATAGGTTCCTTTCTTAACTGTACGGCGTCCAAGCTTGCGCCATGCCCCCGTACCACCTGCCCTGCCGGCGTCCGATCGCTGCCGGATCGGACCCGACGTATATGGGCTTGATGAACTGATTTTTCACCCGCTGTTTCGTCTCAAGCGCCATCTGGTAAACCGTGGGGTCCATCGGGACCGCCAATACTCTGGTCTCGCTGGCGCGTTGCCGTACCCGAACCGCCAGGTTGTACATGATCATCTCGCGGAATCCCTTGGGCGTCACGAGATTGTCGTCCACCGTATTGAATTCCTGGAGAGCCCACTGCGTGTATAGCGCTACTTGGGTCGTGGTGGCGCTCGGGACCGGCCACAGTTGCGCCGTCCCATAGGGGAGAGTGTTCTGGTAATAGATAGCCAGCGGGATGGATGCCGTAACGTTCTTCGCCACGATGGCGGCGAACTCCTGATACGTCAGCACCACTTCCATGGGGATTTCGCATTCCGTGCTGGTGCTCGGATTGATCAGGAAGCTGGCGTAGTGGATCTTCTCTGGTCGTTCGATGTCCCAGTCCTGACCGGGCCCGACGCCGTAGGTCTTCTGGTTGGTCTGTAGCAAAACAACTGTCCGGATGAAGAACGGGATCAGGAGGTTTTCCAGCTTCCAGCCGTCTACCATATGGTTGCAAACGTCCAGCCCCTCCTGAAGTTCGCTGGGGCTGGCGCCTTGCCCTGGCATCTTCAGCGCGTGGGCCATCCGCATGGCCTGCGTGATCATGTCCTGTAGCGTCCAAGCCGTGACAGTGTAGCTTGAGGGACTGATGACGCTAGGGCTGATGTAGTTCCCCATGTGCTATTGCCTCTGGGGGGAGCCCGGCGGCGGGGCCGCTGTCGCCGTGGGATTTGGATTCGCAAGATTCGGGGCCGTGAGGAGTTGACTATCGCCTAGCGCACCACCGAGGCTCTGCTGGTTGACGGCTTGTATTTTCGCCATTCCGTCCATCGCTAGGGCCGCAAGAGTAGGGTCCACGGGCATGTCATACGCCGGACTTAATTCTACGGCAAGATTTTTCTGTATGGCTTCCTCATACCCAAGCGGAAAGCTCAAAACGTCAAAGGCCGTTACGAATTGTGGCAGGGGTTGCCATGCCGACAGGTAGATGGTGCAGGCGTTGGACGGAATGGTCCACAGATGGAATCCGAGGTTTGGATAGGCGTACTCAATCCAGACGTCCTGTGGAACGCCTGACGCGCTACACGTAGCGCCCTTATCCCTGATGGCTCCCCATTTGGTTATGTCCAGGATGCTCAGCGGAAGGTAGAGGGAACTCCCCGGTGGCGTCACCTGGGCGGCTTCCACGAATGTCGGTCGCACAGCGGTAAAGGTAGCACCGGACGGCCCGATGGTGTAGTCCTGGACGTTGGCTGTCGCGGCGAACGGTAACTTGGCAACGGTGTAGAGGAACAGCCGCTGCGTGCTCCACTTACCGAGCATCCGGTTGGCGTAATTTAACGCCTGCGTAATTTGCTCCGGACTGGGGCTTTGGCCGATACCGAGTTGCTTGATATCGCTCAAGGCATCGGACGCTAGCTGTATGAACGTGATGCTCACTGGGCCGCGTCCTGCGCTCGTTTCATTTCTTCATATCCAGCATTGGTGCGGAACGGGAACGGTGCTCCCCGGCGCTTCTTCTGGGGGAGTTCGGTTTTGGCCGCTTCCTGTTTTGGCGCCTCATTTGAGGGAGGAAAAGGAGAAGGAGCCTCCGCGCGCCTCTCCTCCTCCTCGCGGCTGTGGACGATGATGCGGAGTCCAGTCTGGCGGTCCGTAACCCACTTGGGGTATTCATGGACTTCCTGTGGCGTGGCATTTTCCCTTAATGGCATTGTCCGTTCCTTGCCGAAAGCAAACTCCCATTTCTCTCGTCGCTCTTCGCGCTTGCGCTCCGCGTATGTCAGCGGACGAAGTTCCTCGGCCATACCCAGAAACAGCTAGGCCGCATGCTCCGTCGGAGTTTCCTCCTTGGGTGGCTCCGGCGCGGCCGCCGACTCCTCTTTCTTCTCTTCCGCTGGCAGTGGTTCAACCTCCGCAGCTCTGGTACACTGTGCTTCCTCCTCCGCGGAGTTAACCGTCCGCTTCGCTCCGTCGAAGCACACGACATGCTTGGGGAATTCGCTCCCGGGATCTGGCAGCCTCTTTTCGGGCGGCTTGGGCTGCTTCTTCCAGCCCGTCTCCCGATAATCCTGGGCCGTCTTGCCTGTTTTCATGAACGTTCTCCTCTCAATTCCTTACATCCCACGACACAATCACGGTGTCGCCGCTGTTGGATCCATCGACGCACCAGTACCGGACATCGAACCCGCTGGAACCGGTGGTTGCCGACCCATTGCTAGGGAACGTGAATGATCCCCCGGGCTCTGTCGATGTAGCTGGGGCCAGTTCCGCCACCTCCGTCGTCGTAGCATTCCCCAGGGCGCATGTTTGCTGCGGGTTGGCGTTGAGGACATAAACGAGGCCACTTCCTGCATGCTGCACCTGGATCAGCATGGAGTTGGCCAGCACCGGCTTGACGGTGGTGGGGTTAAGAATCAGCCTGATGGCCGTTCCCGCCGTGATGGTGATGATCCTGCCCTGCTGCGGCTCGGCCGATACCCCCACTACAAATAACATGAAGGCCAGCAACGCACCGCACCAGATTCGCATCAGCATTTTCATTTATTTGGCCCTTCAGGGGGAGAACGCTCGAAAGCGTCTTCCCCCTGTCCCCTTGTGTGTCAGTACAGACCGACTGAGGCCACCATATTGGCGGCGGTATCGGAAGTGGCGGTCACGAATTGGAACGATATGACGTCACCCGGTACCGTCATGACGGAATGACCCGAGTCAGAGCACGTCGCGGCCGAAGCCGCAATCGTACAGGTGATGGTGGTGGCGCTGCCGTTCTTGAAAACGGTCATCACGTCCTTGTTGGTTCCTCCGACGGCGACCGCAGTGCTGTAAACCCTAAGGTTTGCCAGCGTTCCACCGGTTACGACTACGTTTTTCGCGAGGTTTGCGGTGGCTCCAGAGCAGGCCGCGTCGTTGAGGAATTCAGTCTCGGCGCTACCGACCGTTCCGGTGCAGAAGGCCGAAAGAGACTTCCCTACCGTCACCCCGGTGCCACTCCCGACCAAGAACCAATTCCCTCCATTCGCACCGTTGTAGCACTGGAAGATGTCTCCGGTTGTGACATAGATCTTGGGGAGACTGTATTCGTTGGTCGCCACGCAACTCCCCCAAGTCTCCGCCGAAGTCCCATTGTTAGCGAGGAAGTTGTTGGTGGGAGGTCCGAGGTAGACGGTCGCGCCACTGGAGTGAGTCCACGGGCGCGTTTGGTTTTTGCCGCGTTGCACTCCGTAAGTGGTGCCGCTGATGAAGTTGGTGACCCACATCAGTTCGCGATCCACGTAGAGCACGGTATTGATTTGGTTGTTGGGACCTTGGGCCACGACACCAGTGGCGCTGGTAAGCGTCACGGTGCAGCCAGCCGCCGGACAACTGGCCGACGTAACGGCAGCCGCGAGCGTGGTCGATGTCACGTTCAATTGGGCAGAGCCAATGGCGCTGGCCAGAGACAAGAGAGCGATCAGTCTAAAGGTTTTCATGGTTATGGTTCTCCTTTGGGAGTACGCTCCCCCTTACGACATCGCCGCCACCCTGACGGCGTGTTCCGGACGAGGCATGGTCATGCCGTAGAGGATGTCCATGCGCGAAATCTCGGAGAATTCGCGAATGTCCACTCCGCGTGTATACAGCACGCTCATCCCGAGATCGTCGTCGGCCATGCGGGTGCACTTTACGCCCTCGCCTTCACCGAAGACCTTGAGATCGGCCATCGCCATGGTGACGGCTTCCGAGGCCCATCCCATGCACTGAGCGGAGGTGACGCTGGCCACCTGCGCGACGTTCTGATTCCCCCACACCAGCACCTGCGCGCCATTGGCCGGGGAGTTCGTTACGGTCTGGCCCTTGCCCACGATGATGATCGGGGGGCTGATGGGGAGCGCGATGTTGCCACCGCCGTCCGAATTTACGTTGGCCGTGAGGACGAAGTTTTGGAGCAACCCGGTGTTGAGGTACGTTACGGGGTTGACCTTGTAGACACCAGCGAACTGGACGATATCGCCGAGGAGACCGATGTTGTTGACACCAGCGGTCGCCCCAGTCACGTTGATGGTGGAACCGGTTTGTCCGGCGAGATTCACCGTGATGCCGGTCGCAGGGACGCTGGCCGACCATGCTCCGGTGGTGAAGATCTGGACGTTCTGAGTCTTGTAGAAGTCCCATCCCAGAGCGGGCCCCATCGAACCTTCAAGGTACAGACCCGAGATGTCCTTTTGGGGGTTGAAGCGTCCAGCCAGGCCGCTGGACAGGCGAGCGTCAGTGGTCAAACTGACGATCATGGGCCACATTCTTCCGCCGGCGGCATTGGCCGTTATCAGGGTTTTGGCGTCTAGGAACGGCAGGTCTTGGGCCGGGGTGACGCCGGGGGTGCCGGTGAATTCCCAAGCCATGGTGTAGAGCGACATGATGTCGGTGTCGACAATGTTCGCAAGGGGAACGATGGCGGGCTCGAGGAATCTACCACGGAAATCGTCCATGCTGAGCACGAGGTCATCATTGAGGAACTCAACGCCCACCTGTTTGTGCTTGTTGAGCGTCAAGGGGACGCTGGTTTCGGCGTAATCCTGCGCGACAAACGTAGGACCATCCGTGACGGTGTAGAGCGGGGGCTTGCGGATCTGGACCTGTTGTCCGATCTTGGCGCCCACTCGCGCGAATTGTTTCTCGTAGTTGCGGTTCGCTTTCTTGGCCGCCACCACAAGGTTGTGAAGCACCATCAGCATTTCGTATGTGACCATGCCGATGGTGAGAAATGAATTAGCCACTCGGTTTTGTTCTCCCGGCCGGGATCTTAAGGGCGTATCCTCCCCGCCGCGACTTCAGCAGCTCTCTGCTGTTCCCGCGCTTGCCGGTAGGCACTCATATCCCCGGTCTTACGGCCTTCCTCGTAGAGTCTGGCCAGTTGAGCCGTTGAATCGGCGGTCGCTCGTATGGAGTGGCCACCGACGGTTGGGATCGGAGGTTCCGGTACCCTGTGGGCGGGACGTGGTTGTGTTCTTGCGGGAGGTTCCTGCTGGGGAGTACGCTCTTGTCTTGGCGGTGGGGCTGCTTCAGTGCGGCCGTTTTTCTTGGCCGCAATTTCCGCTCCCAAACGCTCATCTAGCGCCTTGAGTTCGACGATTTGATCGAAGGCATCCATATCGCGGAAGCGCTGGTTCTCCGCGCCGCTGTGTATGGAATCAAGACCGAAGTGATAGAGCAAAAGAGCCGGATTCTTGGATTTGCGATTGATCCAGTCCCTGGCCGCCGCCGCACCACCTTGCGGATTGTCGGCAGGAGCGTCCATGAAGCTGTCGCGGACAATCCCGGGATTGCCGTTGCCATCCCCGAATAGTTCGGCCCATGAGACTTCCTCGGAATCCAAGGATTCGGCCAGAATCTTCTTTCCGGCATCCCGGCGATCCACGAAACTGCGGACAATTTCGTTTTCCCGGAGTTGTTGTTCGGCCCTGGCACTATTTTCAGCGATCGCCCGTTCCGTGACTTGCGTGCGGTACTGCTCCATCTCCTCCTCGTATTTGTCGAGGAGGACATCGTGCTGCACCATAGCCGCACTCCACTTCTCGTAATCGCCGTCGTGCTCTGCCAGGGTCGGCGTCTTGGGACGCTTGGGACGAACCGGGCCCTGTTCTACCTCAGGCTCCGGTTCTGATCCCGTCGCATCCGCAAGTCGTCGCTCCGCTTCCTCCAGGCGTTCCTGGAGGCCACGGGAGTTGCCGCGTTCGCTCTCTAGTTGCTCACGAATCGCATCTACTTGGGCCGTTAGTTTCTCGACCTTGCGGGCCCATCCACTCTTTCTCTTCTTTTCGTCTTCGGTTTCCCCTACAGGAGGAGCCTCCTGCGTTGTTTCTGTTTTGACCTCCTCCGGAGGGGCCGCGCTTTTATCCTTGGGCTCCCCAGCGGGTTCCCCGCCAGGCTCTTCCTTGGATTCGGAGGGTGGTTCCGACACTGGAGTCTCTTCGGAAGCCGCCTGCGCTTCGGGTAGGTTTTCCAACCCGTAGTGCTTGATGACCTGCTGAAAATCCTCTTGAGTGTTCGAGTCCATTCTGATTGCCATAGTTCTCTTTTCTGCGGATCCCTCAGGGACCCACGGACGGCGTCTGCCCTCCCGCCGTTGGAGGTAAAGTCGGAGTCGCCGGAGGGGAGTTCACTCCCGGCGTCGCCGGAGTTCCCGGAGAGCCTGCCGCCACTTGCTGGCGCAGTTGCTCCATCTCGCTGAACATCCGGTCGAATAAAAACTTGATTTCCTCGGAGCCCGTGCGGCTCAGCCCCAGTGCCAATTGCACTTCCTGGGTCTGCTGGTTGCGCCAATCGGCGTGCAACTGCTTCATGGCTTCGAGGTTGAATTTGTCGCTCGCTTCCTTGAGGGCCGCCAATAGTTGCTGGTTCTGCTGCGTCAGTATCCCGATCTGCGATTGAAGTTGATTGGGATCAGGCGGGGAGTCCGGATCGGGCGTCTGCAGGGCCGGTGGGAGAAGCTTCTCGAGTTGCGCCGAAATCTTCTCCGCTCCAGGGAAATCGAATTCTTTTACCAGGACATGGGCGCAGGCTTGGAGACCTGCAGGGTACAGTTGGAAAAACTCGATCATGCCCTTGACCTTCTCCTGCCGCAGCGTCTGGACGGATGGCCCGGTCGAAATATCTACTCCGTACTCCCCCTGTTGTTCGAGATCGTAAATCCTTTTCTGTCCCTGTTCGAGGAATGCTTGGTTCATTACGACTTCCTTGCGGGAGTCATCATCCTGGAGGATGCGGATCACCTTCCCCGGGCTGTTGTAGTAGAACGGTAGGAGTTCATTCAGGACCCAGCCGACGTTGTGGAGGCACCTCAGGAAGTTATCGCCCCAGTTGAAAATCCCGGTATCGGACTCCACCTTGCGGGCATTGATCGCAAGCCCAGACTCCTGGGGGCCCCGCTGTCCAAGCGAAGCATCGTAGATTCGGAAGACGGCTTTGAGGTTGGCATCCGACATCTGCAGCCCGGCGCTAAACGCCGCGATATCGGGAGTGGCGGGTTGCCGCATGGGGGGAGGAAGAAGTTGGCCGCCTTCTGACCTGGCCTTGTATCGCAGGACGGCAACCGGCTTTTGGTTCGCCTTCTCCCACTCTTCTGCATTGCCATCCGGGATCTGATCCACCTCCGCGATGAACGGCGCCTTGGGCGTAAGCGCCACCGCTTCCACAAAGGAGGAGTACATGTAGTTGTACATGCGCTGCGGTTCCCGTGCCCACCGCACCATGCCCTCCACGCTGAGTTCGCCTTCAAATTCCGTCTGGTGTCCAATGCAGGGGAGAACGGGAATGCGCGACCCTAACCACCTCGTCTTCGACAGCACCTTGCGGGCGCTCATCAGGTAGTGCCAGACCTCTGGTACATTGGTCTCGCGAGCTTTGCCGACATACGCTTTCGTCTCTTCTTCAAAAAGTCCGAGTTCGCCGGGTTTGCCGTTCTCTACCTCGGCCACGAAATACATGCCTTTGGGGAGTTCCGAGAATAGCCGCGTGGTCTTGTCCTCAAGCTGGCAGAGCTTGTCCTCCACGATCTTGACCCGGAAGTACTCGGCAATCCGAATCTTGCCCTCCGGGAACCACGAGGGAGTGGAGTTTCCGCTTTCCGTGGTGGGCCAACTCATCGCTAGTGCGTCTTCCCCAAAGCGTGTCTGGAATTCCGCTTTGGTAAGGTCCTCGATGATGAAGAGCCACTTCATGTCGGACCAGTCCGGCTGCGTGCAGAACGGGTCCCAGTAGACCGTAAAGGGATTGCGGATCCAGCGGATAAAGAGTTCCTGATCGAAAGATTCAGGATTGGCCCAATCGGCCACCACGCGGATCCACGACAACCCCATTTCGAACATCATGTGGGCCGTTTCGTCAAAAACTGTCTCCGCCTTGGATTTCTGCTGGATGTGGCGGACCAGCCCCTGCCGAAGGTTGGCGATGTCGGTGGTGGCACCGTCCCCCACTGGGACGATCTTGATCATCGGCCGGTTCTGACGAAGGTTATTTACGGCGTGGGAGACGAATTCAGGGACGCGGTTGATCGAGAGGGTGGGTCGATCCTGGGCATGGCGCTGTGCTTGGATGGTTTGGGGCCACTGGGTTCCGCAGGCAAAGCGATGGTCTTCCTCCATCTCTTCGCGGAGCTTGCGTTCGGCGTCTTCGGCGGTTTTGAAACGCTCCAGCGCTTCTTTGAGGAACGCGTCTTCGGCGTCGGCGTCGGTAAAAATTTGGCCCGAATAGGATTGGGGATTCATCGGCACAGGCCACGAATGGACCTGCGCCGGCGACATCGCCGTGACGGAGTTTGGATCCATCTATGAACTCCCCCCGAAACTTCCGGGGTCGACCATCACCGTCATCACGACGGGTCAGGTGCGGTGTTCTTCTCTTATTGGCGGGGAAGTCCCCGCTGATTCACACTATACAGCAGAAATGTTTTGAAATGCAAATGTTGGGGGAGAACTGGTCTAAAATGGAAAGTGCGCCGGGAGGGCCCAGCAGGGGAGAGATGACGTGCGAAGCCACGGGAAAGGTTCGGTACCGGCATCGGGAAACCGCATCGAACGCTTGCCGCGCTATGACCAAAAAGGGGTACGGCGGGATGACTCCTTACGAATGCGAGGAGTGCGGAGGCTGGCACATCGGACACAAGCATACCAATCTAGGGCGATTGTTTGCCGTGGTGGGCCGCCTTAGGAGAATAAAGGCCCGGTCTCAATTTCTACAGCGTACTCCCCCTCGCTAACGGCTAACTCGGCAGCGCGTGATGCGTTGGCCTTGGTAGCAAGGTTTCGAGGAGCAAACTTTAGCCAGGATTCGATCATGGGGAGTCCGGCGGCACGAATATCAGGTCTGAGCTTTTCCAGGAAGGCGTCGAACTGCTCCTGAGTCTGGATCTGCTCTACGTGCTTCCGCAGTCTCGCCAGGGGAGTTCCCTGATTGAGGAACTGCTTAGGACGTTTGAAGCGGTGACTCATCGGGGGAGAACGCTTTTGGTCTTTCGGCGGGATCGAAAAATCCGAATGGGACCAGCTCGTTGCCTTTCAGCATAAAGACTTCCTTATCGCCCAGTGGGTCCACGTAAACGTAGTGGCCAGATCCGTCTTCCAGCGGTTCCACCCTCAGGGAGAGCAATCCATCATCGGCACCACCGAGGGCTTTAAGGAGATATCGCTCGAAGTCCACTATTCCCCCAGAGCCGTCAGTGCCGCGCTGTAGTTGGCTTTGTTCTTCGGATCATCATCGAGTTGAAGGGCACGGGCTAGCGCGATGCGCGCATCCTCCACGGCGATCGCAATCTTGATCTTGATTTCCAGCGCCGTCAATCCTTCTTGAAGTTTGGCGTCGATATAACGTTCTACGTCAGTAATCGGATTTAGTTCTGCCATATTCATGCCTTCTCCAACGAATTGAATCCCCGCACTTGGCGCAACCCTTCCAGCGCCTGCTCCACCGCTGCCTGATCGATAGCGTTCTCCACCGAAAACTTGATGGTTGCCATAATGACGGTCGGAGGGAGAACCTTCGTGGCCGAATATGTTTGCAGCGTCGTCGTGCCGAGCGCCCTGATATCGGCCTGCTGGAGGAGTTTCCCCTCGATGAAGCAATAGCCTTGCGCTGGCTTAACCCGGATCGAGATCGAAGCGTGCGGGCGCCCTCCCTTGATGATGATGGGGTCATCGAAGAAGCGGAGGAGTTCGAAATCATCGGAGCTGGCTGGCAAGTAGTCGATGACCTCCACGCCTTCCGGGATTCCTTGCAGTTGGTTCGCTGGTGTCATTTTCGATTGGCCATAGAGGAAATGGTATCACGCTCGTGCTTGCGCTCCATGGCTCGCCCTTTTTTTGTAATTTTATTGCCCCTCATCGCCCCGATGGTGTTCAGAGTGCCGTATACCACCGCGTCGAGCGCTCTCCCCTTCTTCCCTTTGGCGGCGTATTCGGAGCGAAGTTTTTGCTCGAGGAATTCTGGCATCAGGATATCAGCGTATAGCCTTCCTCAAATGCAGCGCATGGGGAGAACGATTCGTATCCGTCAGCGTACCGGACGTAATATCCACCCGGCTCAGGGTCATGCTTGTGGAGATACTCTTCTCCAACGGAAATGGACAATGGAATCGTCAACGAGACGAGTGTGGCACCAGGGCCTTGGCCGTCCAGTCTCCCAGGATTGATCTGGTCGATCTTGAAGGACCGCACTTCTTTGTGGCAGCGGTATCGCGGGAGTTGTTGTTCCACTAGGGGAGCCTGCTTTCTTCCTCCATCACGTCGGCGGAAATTGTAGAAGCGTGCTGCACGGCAAGCCTAGCGATTCCGTCCTCCTCCTGGATGGCGGTGCGATCATATCGCTCGGGGCTCACGTTATCGATCATGAAGTAGTGGGTCTTGCCCCCTATCGATTGCCTAATGAGAACGATATCGCCGTTTTGCGGCACGTCACGCTAGAGTCGCCCCTTCGGCCGCTGGGGCAGACACATCTTTTGGCGGTTCTGTTTGCGCCGCACACGGTGGCGCCGATTTTTGTTTCATTGCTTCTTTTTTGAGCGATTCACAAATGGCCCTCTTGTCGTAACCACGTTGGATCTGGACCGCGAACGCCCTGATGTAAATCTTGCCGTTGTGCGGCGATACCCAATAGGAGTGCGTTCTACTCCCAGAATGCTTCACCCATCGGTGTGAATGCAAGTACAACTCCTTGTGCTTCAAGAGCGTGCTCCCCTCCAGTGCCACCTGTCAGGGAAAACGAATGCCTTGGGATGGCGACGTTCAAACCAATCGATGTTCTGGTTCGACCCGATGCGGAACTGACGGTAGAGACCTCGCCCTGTCGGATTAAGCATGATTCTGTCAGTACGATGCGCGCGCACGTACAGGCCGACAAGCCTCATACCGCCCCCTTCTCGCCGGGCTTCCGCATATTGGCCAGCACGTCCAGGGCCTTGGTCTTGGGTAGGAACCTCCCGGGCGACTGCTGGTAGGCGCGCAAGAGATTCCGTGTCACCCCCGTGACTCGCCGGTTCTGGATTCCCATCTCCGTGTTGAACGCGGCCCGGCGCTGCGCTGTGGGGGGAGATTCAATCGTACCCTCGGATGGCTTGCTGCTTAACTTGGCCATGATGCTCCTAATCTCTGTTCGTACCTGCGATTTACCTTTTTGGCTATCACTATGTCCCGATGAAGGACATCGAGCATTTCTCCGACGATGGCGCGGTTTGTGAGAAGGCAGACAGATTCAGTCTCCAGTTCTGGCTCTGAAACCGGCTGTAGCCATGGCCAGTCGCCGTGGGTAACGGGGACCAGGATAGGCTTTCGCCAGTACAGCGTATTTGGGGGAGTACGCTTGCGGCTCGGCAGAAACACCGCCGCGATTGCCGCAATCAGTCCTCTTCGCGTTATCATGCAAACCTCCCGTAGAGGTCGCAGAACTCCTCAAGACTCTGGCCAGGTGCCAAGCATGCCCCCTGAGTCTGGTTCGCCATATCTGCGCCAGAGCACATTTCCGCCAACTTGTAGGCAGCACGTTCGCAGCGCCGCACACTTCCGGATGGACCTCCCGGCCAACTGATCAGTTCCACCTGACGCTCTAGGTAGCGCTGAAGTTGTGGGATCGCGCCAACCGAGATGTTGTCCACTTCGATAACGAACGTCGCTTTCACAAAAGCCGATCTCCTTCGGTGGGATATTCCGTCACCACCATCTTCCCATTTTTGTCGAAGTCCACATGGCATACCACCTGACCATTGTTCCTCACGATTACGGAGCGGTGGCGACGGGCGGCAATCTGCTTGGCGTCCTCGCACATCGCCCTAGCGCGCGGATCTGAGGACGTCCCCATCCAGTACCAATTTCCCCAATGCTCAGCCGTGATGGTGGCACCAGAGTGAATCTTGGGCGTTGCCGTTACGAGTATCCCGTCGCCTTGGGGCGCATCTAGTTCTACATTGGGGAGAACGCTTGCGGCCGCTGCGGCTCCAAATGCGGTTCCCAAAAATCCCAAAAAGAAGCGCCGACTGACGTGGTGGCGAGGGCACTCCCCCTCATGATGCTTCGAGAGCGGCTTTTCGCATCGAGGACAGAGGAGACCGTTCATGCTCCCTCTATTCTACTGCCCCGGCGGTTCCGGTGGTGTCTTATCTTCGGTTTTGGGCTTGATGCGGAGAAAGAATGCGCCAGAGAAGGCGGTGAGCAAGCCGGAAATTACCTGGAAGGTCTGGCCATCGTTGGGACTCCACTTAGAGATGAGGAGCAACAACCCGGTGAAGACCAGCATCCCGAGGAAGAGCAGGAGCAATACTGGATCGATGCGGGTCATGGTCAGCGGGAATTTCACCCTGCGACGGCTTGGTCCGGACTCTGATCGGACGGCCCCATTTGATCCATCAATCCGCTGATGTGATCGAGCGCGGACTGCTTGTCGGTGGCCATATAGGGTTTCGGATCCACGTCATCCATTGCCGGCATACTCCCTCCGCCAGCGCGTGGAATTTTCCGGGGCTCCAATCTGTGATGAATGAGAAAACCGTTTTGCGCTGGCTCTCCATGGAAGTGAAGCACTTTGCGTTTTTCAGGCCGTGTGGGCCTCTTGCCGCTGGCACTCGTCATCAGGAATCTCCTGCTTCAGAAGATACCATAATCTTGGTATAGTCGTAAGGAAGTCACGGCATGTCGGCGCTCGTCGGAGCCTGGCGTATCTCGTCTCCGCAAATCTCGTCGGCGCATAGCATCGCAACGCAAGGAAAAACGGGGGGAGAACGTCTGTCGCCGTACTCCCCCCAAGTCGATTGATAGGAAGCTCTAATGCTTAACCCGTCCATCATTATAGCCCCATCCAGGAACCAGCCTCGGGCTTGATGTTGTAGTTCCTTTTCGGTGGAATGCGCTCTGGGCGCTGCGGTCCTACCGTCCGCGCGTAAGTGAGGGCCAGCGCATCACCGTCATTGGGGGAGGCCAATCCCCGCGCTTTCATAGATTCCTTCGATTCCAAAACAAATCGGTTCTTTTTGTCGCGCCTGCCTGGTGCCACTGACGTCAAGTCCAATTCCAGAACGGGGTCCTTGTCAATCGCGAGCCGACTCCCCAGCGCCTCAGCCAATTGAAACCACATCCAGGCCCGCATGTTTGCGTAGCGATCCGGCTGCGGGGCTCCGCCTCCGAACTGCACTTCGATGAATTGATTCAGCCCGAGCTGGTGCAGACGATCAATGATGGGGCCGCCCATGGAGCCCCCGTCAATAAAGAACGCCGCCACCTTCCTCCCCCCAAAGGAATGCTTCGCCAAATCAGACAAGTACCCTACCACCTGCATGGAATCGCGCGTCTCCTGGGGAGAAAGCTTTCGAGGCGCAATGCTACGCGCGTCATTGCCACGGCGGAAGCGGACGACGGCCGGGTCGCCGCCGCCGCGCGACAGGTCGACGCCCGCCACTAGCGGTTCGTCATCCAGGACTTCGGGAGTCCGTTTCTGCGCGTCGTAGACTCGCTGAGGATCGATGACCTGCATCGATGGGTTCGACAATGGCGGAAGTCCGCGGATATAGACGCGGACGTCGTCATCGTCCTCCCCGCCCGGGGCCAGCCTGATGGTGTCTTCGAGTTCCTGTTTGTTGGGAATCTTACAGGTTCGGGAATCGATGATGCCGTGGTTCCATCGTTCCTTCTCGTCTCCGAAATTGATACGGAAGAACGTACCGGTGGATTTGGTCGGGTTCCCAAACACGAATATCATGGGCATACCATCCACAAGTCCGCGCTCGGCTTCCTTGAAGATGGTATCGGCTATGGCCGAGGACTCATCAAAAATGTAGTACTGTACTGAGGTGGCGGCGTGCTGGCCGGCGAACGCTTCCTTGTTCTTTTCGTCCGATGTCTGGGGAGTGCAAGACCACGCCTTGCGCTCCACTCTGTGGTAGACGCCGGAGTCGCGAATTTCAAAGGGGGAGGACGATCGCGACATTCTGAGCCACTGGCTGATGGTCGCCCACGTCTTGGTTTCAAGTTGGACGTAGGTGTTGGCCGTGACGGTCCCCTTGGAGAGTTTCCAACACTTCAAAAGGAAACTGGTGAGGAAGGCGGCCATTACCGACTTCCCCACGCCCTTGCCAGCAGTGCGCGTCATCCTGATGGGCGCAACAGAGTTGACTCCGTCGAACTCGCGCTTCCGAATGAGTTCCCCCAGTTCCGTGAGGAAGTCCACCTGCCATACGTCGGGGCCTTCGAACCGTTCGAGCGGCCCAGGTCTCCCCCATGGGAAATCCCACCGGATAAAGCCCAGTGGGTCTTCCTTGAAGCGGGTGAGGTTCTCAGGGCGAGATTCCCGGCGCCGCGCTAGTTCCGCTTGGAATGCGCTCGCGCTCTTCTCTACGGATTCTTGGTTGAGGGCTGCCACTATCGCTTCCTGCGGCGGTCATTGTCTTCTGCGGTTTTTATCGCTGCCTTTAGGAGTCCGCGCAACTGCTGGTTCTCTTCGAGGAGATCGGCTGCGCTGGTCCTCAGACGTTCATTGGTTCTGCGGCAGTCCGTCCAGAATCTGTGGAACGTGTTCCCCTCAGTAATGACCACAGGGCATCCATCAAGCGATGCTCCGCAGGTCTTGCAGATGGGGAGTTCGCTCGCCACTACTTTTGGTTCGCCATACCCTTGAGCGTCTGGGCCAGCCTCGCCCGGTGCCCAAGTGTGCCGCCCTTCTTTGCGGCGGCAGCTAGTTTCTTGGCTGGGATCTTTTCTCCCTGCGGGACTCCAAGTTGCCGGTGAAGGGCGCCCTTTTTGATGTTGGCCTTCTGAATCCATTTTTCAGCCATTTTCTACTCCTTTAGTTGGATTACAAGTGCTACTATATAAGGCATGTTGCGAAAAGTATCCAAAGACTTCATGGCCGGTTGGCTTCGCGGGTTCTTTGACGGCGAAGGTTCGGTTTCTTTTCGAAAGGAATCCAGTGGACGCAAGCACACGGCCTACTACCTTACGGTGACCAACACTGATGCGCTCCTCATGGATACATGCCAGGAATACCTGGCGATGCTCGGCATCGAATTTTCCGAATGGTCCATCAGACGGAGAAGAAACCGTAAGCCCTGCCGGACACTGCACATCTGCAGGGCAGACAGCATTAGGATCTACGCAGAAAAGGTTGGGTTCATGGCTCCAGAAAAGGCAGCTAGGTTGAAGCAGATAATGGAATGGATTAATCGTCCTACTGTCGGGGAGAAACTGCTCCCGCGTATCCAGGAACTTTACCGCGCGGGCCACAGCCTGCGCTGCATCGGTAAGCAACTCGGATACAAACCAGGATTTCATGGCCGATTCCGCACGCTACTCATCGCTTCTGGCGTGGAAATTTCACGCACCCGAAACCACTGCTGCCGTGTTTAATCGCACCCGCTATCCATTTTTCGGCCATAAAACAATTCCTCCAACTTTCGTGGTGGCGTTTATGGCTTCAGGTTATCAGAGGGGGAGGACGCTCGCAATGACGGATGATCCTGAAGGTGTCCTCCGTAGAGAACGTCCGCACGTTCAACGCTCGGCGGAAGGCTGTACAGAGCGTTATGAATCTCCTCTAAAATTTTCAGCGTGGCCTCGTGCTCGCGCTCTGCCTGCCGGTTCTGGCTCATCATGATGAGCGGTCCCTGGAAGGTGCTAATGATAGTGAGGAACAGGTTCAGGGCGATGAATGGATATGGGTCGAAGACCGCACGAAATATCAGCCATAGGGTGTTGACGCCGATCCAGAGGAGAACGATCACGGTGAAGACGATGATGAAGGACCACGAACCGCAGAACCGGGCTACGGCATCGGAGCATCGTTGAGCACGGGTGCGGGGATCATTCATCGGAGGTCCTCAATTCCAGAAGTGACATCTGGGTTTCGATCATCACCGACAGGTGCTGATTATACTGCTCCTGTATCTCCGGCACGCTCAACTTTACGGGGGTAGCCCACACGCCATTTTCTACCCAATCGCAGAACGCAATGATGCGCTCCTCGCTCATCCCTTTATGGCCGTCCCACTCGCCCACGTACTCTGGACCATCCATGCGGCTGGGAGAGTGAAATGAGACTTGGCCGAATCCTTGGGGGAGATCGACGTATAGCACGAACGAAGCGTCTTGTCCGAACAGTACATCGGGATCTTCTTTCCAGCCCCATCTGAACTCCCCGCCGTGCAGGGCCAGCAGACCGCAGAGTTGTTGCATGCTCCAGGACTTCACATCGTAGGCCGCTCTCCTGAAACGGCCGCGCCGGTAATCCTTCGCCCGGCTGGAGCGCTTCTGCGCGCGGAACAACGCTACGGCGATCTCCCCCAATGGTCCTAACTTGCAGAGGTCGGCGTAGTACTGCTTGGTGACCTCTCCATCGTTTTGGTGGAAGACGTCGTGCGCCCGCATCAGGCAGGGATACCCCACTTGATGTTGTTGAGCACATGCGCCACCGCGCGGTATCCCGCCACGGTGTTGACCATGTCTATGGGGCGCTTATTACCGAGTTCAATGCTCGGCTGATCTAGCCAACGTTTGGCTTTCAACTTGTCGTCAAAGGCGTCCGTCGCTACAGCTAAAATGTCCCATTCTGCACGCGTCATGGTTTGCATATTAACTGCGACCGTGCTCCCCCTTGGGAGTGCTGGTGATGCACGGACGATGACAGCGGCAGGCCCCATGCCGACAATATACCCGGCATTTGTTAGACTCGATAGGCGTTCCATCCTGGCTGCAGTGCATGTCGCACACGCCGCAGTTCTTCTTGTGACCGTTCTCGTCACGCGCTTGGCACCACATCGGTTGGCCATTGTGTTGGGGATTGTCGTCCCCTGGATAGTCCGGGATAGGACGATCCTGCCACGCCATTGCGCCCCACGCCAGCAGAAATATAAGTACGAAGCGCGCGATCATGGACGTTCTCCGACCCCTCCTGGACCGAGGATGTATTTGCGGCGCCAGCGCTCCAGTTCCTCCCACCCGTGCTTTGTGCGCTCACGGCGATATACCTCCGCGACCGCACAGAGGAATCCGCAGTAAAACGCGCCGACAGCAATGAGGAGGTGGGGCATCATCGGGGGAGAACGCTTATGATAGCTTCGCTTTGATGGTGCCGGCCCAGCCGACGGCGTTGGCCGCAAGTTTCGAGATGATGGCCGCGCGCTCGTTGATTGAAAGAACGCGATCAACAGTGGAACCAGCCGTGCCATTCTTGTTGGGTTGCGGCCCCTGTAGCGATTCCTCGATGCTTCCAAGAATGTCGTGGAGTTGCATAAGGTATCCCTGGGCCTCTTCCAACTTTTTGGCTAGGTTCGGCTCGACCGGCTGAGCGGTAGCGTTGTTGACTTGCTGACCAAGCGAAGCTCCCGGCCCAACATATTGCGGCTGCAACCCTACTCCGGAATAGTTAGTTGGCTCCATTGCGTCACCTGCTAGCCACGATACTGGGAGCGTTCTCCCCGAAGCCCGGCTCATCCCACATGTCGATGATGAATAGCCGATGGGCTTCTAGCATATCGGCAGTCGTCACGGCGAGGAATGGATCGGGCTTGATGACTTCGTAATCGCTCACCAGAAAAAGGGCTTCGGGCATCTCGTCAATCAGGCAGGCTATTTTATCAAGAGTCTTTTCGGGAATCGCATGCACGTACTTGACGTTATCGACGTATCCAAATCCATCAAATTGCCGATACGTTAGGCCGGTATTCTGGAGCCAGTCATGGTCGCGGGTGCGGAGCGGCTTCCAAACCCATCTGGTTCCCGCCTTTTGCTGTAGCGCCTTGTTGTACAGGTAGGTATCGACTTTGTCGAAGTCGAAGATCTTGAAGCCATGCCGATTGAGCAGTTCTCCCATCTGCGATTCGTCGGTAGCGGCAGACTTCAGGGAGATCGCTTTCGCCACCTTCATATACTCTGGACCGGCGATGCTGGCGGCCGGGATTATATGGACTGAGGCGAGGAGTTGCGCCTTGGTGAAGTTGGGAAGCCGTGGCTTTTGTGGCTTCGCCGGAATGCTGCCTGCTGGGTCGCAAACGAATGTCCCCGCAGGTACGCCGTTCATAATTAAGCAATTTGAACCAGCTACCAAAGTGCTGCCCACCCATGTGCTGGTTTGTCCAAAGGCCATGCACGCCGTGAGGAGTGCGGATGCCAACAGTCTGTGTTTCATGTTTTCTCCTTTGCGGGGGAGTCTGCTTCTGAACTCCCCTCAGAACTTTCGTATTCTTTGATGGCGGCCCAGGCTGCGGCGATCCAAAGATTCTGGTTGGCTTCAGCCCAATCGACCGCTATCTTATAATCATCGAACGCGCGCTGCCGCTGTTTATGGTAGCCGAAAAACGCAGCCCTACCCAGAGCGTTGCCCGGAACATTGCGCAGAGTCCCGCGGTCACCCGTTCCGTCTTCAGAAAAAAACAGGACAGCATCCCTACCTTTGCTATCGGCCGCTACGACAACTCTTGGTAGATAATCCCCGGAGAGCGTGTGGAGCAGTTTCACGTTGGGCCAAATGGCCCGATCTTCTCTGGTGGCGAATTCGAGCGGCGCTGTCCAATCAATCGGCATGCGTACTCCCCATTGATGGCGTCAAAACTCGGACGCCGAAGTCTGGATCACTTGGATCGCACCCAGTGGTTCCTCCATCGGAGTGGCGAATGTACAGCAAGCCGTTTTTCTCAAATAGCACGCCAGGTACTCCCGGGTGCTCCAATTCCCCTCTGATCTTAGCGCGGACTTGATCCATGGTCCAGCCTGAAGGGACGGCATTGAAACATAGAACGCGGTCTCCCGGATGAACCGGTATTCCAGCCATGTCTTTCATGCTCTCTACATCGGAAACTTTAACCGCCATCCGAACTCCCCGTATAGATTCCTATTATCGCTTGTTCCTCGTACACGATGTTGTAGCGCTGTCCTTGCCAGAAGAACTCGGCTTCCCTGCGCCGGTCGTACAGTACCTTGTCCCCCACCTTTACGTCCAGGGGAAGACGCCCACGACCGGTACCCCGGCACTTTTCGCAGGGGAGGCTGGCTCCCGGTTCCAGGCCCTGCTGACTTTGACGTGGCGGAATCCGCACAAAGCGTCCTCCCCTGCATTTGCTGCACATGATGGGGATTCTATGGGTCTCTGGATATCCATCAGGAGTCGTGGTGTAGCGGCTAATGACGCGCTCAATGTATGTTTCGCCCGGCCCAACCGCCACCACGATGCCCCAGCGCAATCGCGACTGGTCACGGCTGACTTCGGGAATCCAGATCGAGCCGACTTTTTCTTCTTCCTGGAGGTCGCGGATAATGACGCGATCCTTCTGCAGTTTGAGTTGCTCGATGGGGAACTTGAGTTCCTGGTGGAGGTCGACGATGGACTCCCGGTACTTTAGGCTCATGAGGAAGTACCACGGTACCAGTTTCCCGTTTCCCGGTAGAATCTGGATCCGCATTCGAAATCTACCGCATGCTCCTGCACCAAAGTTAGTTTGCAGCCGCATAACTTACAACGTTCCGGTATGTCCATTGGCTTCATCTCCACAAAAGCATAGCGGCAATAATGATGTTCAGCAGTAGGGAAAAAATTCGCTTCCCGCCATCTTCCTCTTTCCAGAGGAATAGCATTACGCACACCGCCTCAATTCCAAGACCAACCCAGTTTTGCCAGATCATACCAGCGTCTTTTCCCCGCCGTACAAATTAGGATCGTCTTCGTTGCGGCTGATGAAGTAAGCCCTAATGGCATCCCGCAATTCTGGCCGGTGTGGAGAAAGTTGATAGATGCCCTGCCAGTCCTGAACCAAATCAGTTGATGGGCGGAACCTGTGTTGTGCAAGAATCAGATCACGATGGGAATAGGCGCGTTTGATCTTAGACCCATGGAAATGATGGACCGCAAAGCAATCCACGTACCCGATGTTCTTGTGTAGCCGGGCGGCGTTTTGCTGCCAGCTAACGATCACATTCCTGTAATCATCGGTGTACTGCTCATGGTGCATATCGGGAGCTGTCTGTCCCACCAGCCCGAACGTCATGAACCAGTCGCCGTGTCCCAGGATGCATTTGTCGAGGAGCCCCCCGACGGTATCGAACGCGGACCGCCTAAACGCCCAAGCTCCGCCCGTGGCCCCAACGCCATCCCGAACCCGTCCCCAGCCACCGGGAGAGAGCATGGAGGATTTCTTGGTTACGTCGTCGTAGCCTTCTCCTTTCTCTTTTGCAATGGTCCAGCCACCATCCCGGAATCCCTCCGGCATGGCGCAGCCGCGCTGGACATAGTTGAATGCAAAGCCAGTGTTGACGCGCGTCGGCAGATGCCCTTGCCCGTAAGTTCTTCCGGTCACATCGGAGTAGCTTGAGAACAACTGAACGAAATCGTAGTGCTGGAGTTGGTGGATTGCCTCAAGGGCCCAATCGTGGCGTGTGAAATGGAAGTCCGCATCGATCCAGGCTCCGTATTGCCAGTCTGGAGGAAAGCGCCGGATTACGGCATTGAGGATGTTTTCTTTGTGGAATAATTCGTGGTGGGTTCGCAGTTGCACGTCCCGCGGATCTTCTCCCGTGACCTCAAACGGGCGTTCTCCATAAGCGAGTTCCCCGAAGTGAAGCATGACGTTGGGAGACTGCTCCATGTGCCGGCGAAAATCGTCCGCCAGTTCCCGCCGCGTCCTCCATCGAAAGGGGTTGGAATAGCAGGTCGCGACGTGAAGTTTCTGCTCTTCGCTCCATTGAGACCATGGGCGATGAACGTTGGGATGGGCGACAGGAGTCACTTGCCTATCCTACGTACTGCAACGGTCCTTTTGGTTTCTCGTTGCAGCAGTTAATTTTGCCGCACTTAATTTCCAAAAAGTCCATCTTCCCTTCGATGATCATCGGGTAGACTCCGTCCGGGACCTTCCCCTCTTCGTAGACTGGATCATCCGGCGAGCAGTCATCTGTGGGTTTGAACCCGTACAGATCCCGAAACTGCTTTTTTACTTCTCTGATGTAATCCGTCATCCACATTTGGGCTTCTCCTAAAGTGCCGCGAGGTCTGCCTGTAGTTGCGCCAGATCAAGACCACCGGGTGATACGGAAGCGGCATTGAGCCAATCGGGGGCCAGAACTGCGTAGCACTCGTCGACGTAATCGCTGAAGAAATTGTGGCTCATCTTCAGTACCGAACCCCACGTAATGCAGGTGCAGCTTTCGGGAGAGCGGGCCATTATCGGGACGCAATGCCCCCCCCACGACCCCGGTGACCCATCCCCGTACGGTCCGCCGGCCGGTACAGTCCAAGACGTCTGGACTTGGGCCGACAAAGGCAGTTGTATCCCGGTGAAGAGATTTCCGAATACCCAGATGGCCATCTGGACTTCGGTGTCGTTGGTGGGATCCACCTTCACGTATCCCGCGATCTTATGAACTACGGTCCCTATTTTGGCACCGGTGTTTTTCCAATAGTTAAGGGCCGTCAGCATGTCGGTTCCGTTGTCCGTATTGGGATCCCCCGGCACGTATCCGCCCTCGGCTTCGTATAGCTTGATGGCATCGTTGTTGTGGGCCTGTTGGACCGTCCCAGATCCGTAGTAGATCCACTGCTCGATCATATGGAGTTGGGCGGCCTCAACACAATCCCCAAGCGTGTCGTTGGCTAGCATGGGCCATGGTTCCGCAGCGGTTGCCTTGGTGATCCAACTGACCTCGGGAGGCGGAATGGGAGGCGTAACTCGGATATAGTTCTTAAGCTGTGGGGTGCGTGGATCCAAGCGAGGAGCACGCTTCCCGAGCCGCTTTCCTGTTATCTTAACTTCCATTGTTGTGTTCTTTCTCCCCCGACTCTACCGGTCATTGGCTCTTAACTTCCTTCGATTTACCGAAGGCCATCTCATTAAGCTTGACGTATTGATCGTAAGGAATGAGGGCAGACAATCGCTCCGTCCCATCTCTAAGGATCACTACTTTGCCCATCCTGCCGAGAGTTCGGAGAGCATCGGATGTTAACTCCCGCAGGTATGTTGTGCCCTGAAACTCCACGCGTTCGTCGAAAACCGGCAGATCTTCTGGCATTCTTTAAGGACAAGTGTAGCGCAAGATCTTATGGATTGCAATGCACAAGATTGTAACGTTTCGGTGGGGATAACGGAAAGAGCCGAGGTCGCCCCCGGCTCTCTACCGCTTCAGTTGTTGATCTCCCCTTTTACAGGGTAAATTGTTGGGTTTGATTTTCGGGTTCCTTTCGGAGCCCGACCCGATGTCCGCTATTGTATCGCGTCCGTTCGTTCAGTGAATCAATGGCGGGGTGTGCATTAGGATCTCCGCTAGAACCCAACACGCCAGCCCCCAGCCGATCAGGTTGCCGCGCGGCACTGGAGGACTGGGGAGGCCCAAGCCCGCCAGAACGAAAAGCACAAATGCGAAAACCAGAAGTATAAAGGATAGGATCGCCATGGTGTTCTCCCTGCTTGCATTTTATCGGAATCACTGAACCATTTAGCCCTGGGGGAGTTCGATTTCTGGTTTGTTATCCCCCAGTGCGATTTCCTTGCGTTGCGTCGCGTTGCCGTGTAGCGCTGCGTGATGACATGCCAGGAGCAGACCCGACGAGAGATGCAAGGCCATCTTACGGCGGAATACCCTACAAAGTCAAGGCAGAAAATTATGTCTGTTATTGAAGCATTCCGGGGAGTTCGATCGCCGTCTCCTCTTTAAAGCCAGCCATGTCCAGGGCGAACTGCTCCAGTAGATGCTCGCGGTCCGTTAGGTGCCGCGCGAGGGAGCGGTGAAATTCCCAGAGGGGATTATGTGGGTCGGTGCTCTTGATGGTGAATGCGCCGGCCAGATGCCGCGCTTCTTTTGCTCGAGCCTGTACGAGCGCGATCGCGACTCGTAGGAGAACGGATTCGGAAGAGTCGCCATCGCGTGGCTCCAGCATCTGGCGCGCCAGTTCTTTGGCCCACGCCTCCATCAGGGGAGTTGATTCTTTGGGACTCATTGGTACCTCGGAGAGTACGGATACGTCCAGCGAAGGTCGAAGATCCTGCCGTCCCGATCCATCATAAGATATGAGTGCGCCATCAACCCTGCCTCAGATTTCAACATCTTCATGCTGGTGGCGCTCTCCACGAACTCTACCAGCGGTATCGCAACCTCTCGCCACGGAGTCAATAGGATATCTCCGTCGCGGCCCTCCCCATTGAGAACCGAGCCGTAGACTCCGGCCAGCCACCCGTGGAAAGACTTCTCGAGCATCCGCGCTAGATTTATGGCGTCGGCCAATGTTACGGGAGGAGTTCGGCCCGAATGTTTAGAGGCGGACGTAGGATTCAGCCATCTGGCCGTAGCTTTGATTTTCGGATTCATCATGATGCAGGCGATGACCTTGGCCCAGAGTTCTGGTTCGAGGACGACTGGAATTTGCTGGGTCATGGGACACTTCCCGAGAGCATCGAATGGAAGTCGCCGCCGTATTGCGACGGTCCATCCTATCTTGGGTATTTCGGGGAGATCGCACACGGCCGCTACGATTTCATCGCATGTGGCTTCTGGAGTTTGCTGTTCAGTATTCATTGGGGGGAGTTCACTTTCGGTGGAGAGTGAGACGCCGGGTGCATAGCGGCTTCTCTGGCGGCACGTGGCGATCCAGGGAGCCACGTAACAGCATCCCACGCCTCCATGAAACTTTGGGCTTTGCTGCACCAGACCGCGTGCGTACTCCCCCCGAAGCAACACGCTTCACAAGCCATGGCGGGACGATAAGGACGTGAGAGGAGTACCGTCATAGCCACCTCTTTAGTTCACGTCTGATCATGAGGTGAAACGATCGGAAGGGTCCACGCCGAATTTCAAAGATCCACTTGTACTCCCATCCGGTGATGGAGAAGAGCCTTTTCATGGTAGTGCGCTTTCTGAAATCTTACCAGTCCCACCGCACGACGGGCAATCCTTCATCGGTCCATTGGTGCTCTGGCAGGCATTGTACTCTACCTCAGAGTGGTTCCATTCTCCAGCATTGGTCCCGTTTATCGCAGGGAGTCTTTGTTCAGGTTCCATTGCTAGCCTTCATGATCAATATCGCTCTCCCCTCCTTTTCTTCACGGGAGAGCCGTTTTGGCAGAACTGCCTCAATCTCCTGGTTCCATTTTCGCAGCAGCGGAGATTTAAGAACGTGGGGCCGAAGCGTCCGGATCAGTAGCCGGTCGAGACAGCGGCGGCAACGCTGTACTGTGCCGAGATGGTTGCCCGGAACGTTGATGGCACCGCAGTCGCAGCATTTCATTTCAGCCAGCCTGCCGGCTTGGGCGGCACCGTGTAGTCAGCCGGGATCTGTGGTCTATATTGGTAGCGCGGATCCGGAATTTTCTGGATTTCTTTAACGGGTTCAGAAGCGTTCTCCCCGCTGGCCCCGCACACTACACGTGCACGCTCATCAGGGGAGAGCGCTTTAAGAAACTCAGCAATAAGCGCGCGCTTTTCTTCTTCCGTCATGGCCCGTGATGATTGGATTATGCGCCTCTTTGGGGGAGTACGTCAACAGCCTGGTTCATTCTCCCTAAGCAGCTCTTTCGGCTTTGCTGTACAGGGCAAGTCGTATCCAAACTCGTAGGCGCACCAGCAGAGGCTGCATCTTTTGACGCGCCGTCCGTCGGACATATGGACATACTCCCAAGTATGTCGTTTTGCCTCGTTCGGCAAAAGTTCTGCGGATTTATCTCGTCTCTCCATGAAGAGCGCGGCGCCCAACGCCTCTTTGATCTGATGATCGTCCGTGGTGTTCTTGCCAAGTTCTATCCGCTTCTTGGCCCACTCCCGTATCGCATAGGGGGCGGCTAGATCGCGCTCGAGCAGCACGAAAACCATTTCTTCCTCATGAGCCTTATTCCAGCAACTCTGCCCGTCCGCTTGTTCCATTTTTTTGATCATTTCGCTATCGTTCTCCCCTCAGTTTCGATAGGTCAGCCAGCCCAACACCACTCCCGTGATGCCGCCCGCCATAATAGCGCCAATGAGCCGCAAAGTGAAATGAAGCCGGTTGTTCGCCAAATCCGTTCTCCCTAGACGCGCTCGTCCCACCAGACTTTAGGCAACTCGGAGTACGGCAAGTAAAGAGGATGACAAGGCTGTCCAGTCCTCTGCGACAGTCGCAAATACGTCAGCGGCACGGCCGCATTCAACAGGAGACTAACGACATGGATGGCTCTGTTGCGTGTGAACCGGCTATTTCCGCCCCATCCGCATACGACTAAATCAGCTCCCATTTTGGCCTCGTGCACTAAATTCCAATCGTTGTCTGGCCCGACGGGATCCGCCACTTTGAGTAGTTCAGACGGATCGGTCGCCCTCCACGCGAATAGATTCGTCACCGTCAGCCCGTCAAATCTCCAAGCGCGTGCCCGGCGCTCGCACCGCTCCACCGTCGGATCGTTCTGGTTATGGTCGGCGGTCGACGGGTTCAGCATAATGAAGTTCACGTGCCGCGGCATCACTATCCCAGGCGCAAAACTCCTGGTCAGAGTGTAGCGATAGCGCTCGCACTCACTGAACTTCGCCGATCCAGTTCCATCCGACCGGTTCTTAATTATCCACCCGCGGACCTTGGTTTCCAAAGCGTTCTCCCCTCACCGCTGCCTTACAAGCCTTCAACACCCTCTCGCTCTTGCTCACCCCATTCAGCACCAACGATACAGCCGTCCTCGAGATCCCAAGCGACCTAGCAATCTTGGCCATCGCCCCGTGCTGTTGTGACAGCGCTTTCCTTAACTCCTTCAATTCCTTAGTCTTCAAAACCGTTCTCCCCTTAGGGAGGTCGCTTCCAAAGAGTATAGGATCAACCGGTTGAATCCGTGCCCCGTTCGCCGGCGAGTTCGTTACCGTCCTGAACTTCCCACTTGGGATGATCGCGGGCGCGATGGTCAAAACCGCATTACCATTAGTGGCTAGTTTCTTCGGACTTTCCTGCATCGCAAAATACTGGAGCCGTCCTGTCCAGCTTTCGCCATCAGGATTCACTCCATAGACTCCATCGATCGTGAAGATGTCGCCAGCCTCCGGCATCCATTCGCCCCACCCTGAAGTGATCAACTCCGTACCCGCTTGCCCCGCTCCATCCACATGCGCCCAATATCTCTTCCGTTCCATTGCGTTAAGTTTACATCGGCACTGAGCACGGTGTCAACTATATTTTATATCGTTGATTCTTAGGCCGGTGGCCTTCTTTCCAGAATCAACTTCGTGCTGATCGGTGAATTAAATCGAAGGGGGGGGTGGGGGGTGGGGGGGGCGAGGGTACTGTGGGGTGGGGTGGTCGGGAAGGAAGGGAGGGGCCGAAGCCGGAAGCCAGGCCCGCCGCGCGATCCAAGCCGGCTCACAACGAGAACTGAATCTCATCGATCCGCGCGTGCTCAGCTTCCAGAACCTCCTCTTTCTCCTGCCATGAGGCGCTGGACCAGCCTTCAACGTTCTCCTCGCACCACTTCATCAGGCTGACTCCGTGCTTCACGTAACAACGAACCGAAATATCCTGATCCGTCTCCACGGCGCCGTGCTTTTTCCAGAACGCATCGCAGCCTGAATAGTGGTGCTGGAACTCGAACGAGGGCATTCGGTCGCCACAGTCGCATCGAACAATACGCTGTGGGCGTCCGCGCTTCTTGATCTCTGGCAGAGTTTCTTGTAACAAATGGCTTCTCATGCAGCCTATTATACAAGGAAATAAGGTAATTGTTCGTAGGAAATCTAACTATCTTTCGTTTCAACGGCTTCCGCGCTGGCTTCTATGATGCCTTGTTTCCGTCTTTCGGCTTCGATGCGTGCTCTATCCGAGCCCCACGCCATCACTTCCAGCGCCCGCGTCATCCGCTCCACCTGATCATCCGTCAACTCGCTCATGTTGCCCGCCGCTGCCTTCTCAAGCAGTTGAAACTCAACAGCTTGCTCTGTTCGCTCAACATAAGCGCCAGAAACTTTAGCCGCTTGAACCATTCCAGTTATCGCTGATGCATACTGCCCGGCTTTTCTTGCTTCCTGAGCCACCACCACAAGGAAAGACACGATACGGGTTCTATTCAGGGTGACTTCAGCCAAGTTTGGGATCTCGCTAAGGGAGCGCGCGCTGTAGACGGCCACTTGGCGGGCAATTTCGATGTTGGTTTCCGCAATGCGGTCGATCACGCGCTTGCGCGAAAGGAGTTTCCAGGCTTGGGATTTACCGCACTTGGAACTGTAGCCAGCGGCTGCGAGGGCGTCCTCTTTCGATTTGCCCTGAGCAATGGCATCCGCGAATTTCCGCTCTGGGTTGCTGAGGATGTCTCGCTTGCCTCGAATGCGCCCGTTTTCTGGTGCTACCAACATACTAAGGGGAGAACGCTTTCGGTTTTATGGTAGCATTTTCTGAAACTTGCGGGGAGAACAAAAATAAATCTTGACACTGCGGATAAAAAAGCGGTATCTTATCTCCACAGGGAAATAGGAGCCCTGGAAACAATGAACTTGAGGGAATTTGTGGAGCAAGGCACAAGCCGTCGCGCACGGCTGCTAGGCCACGGTATTCTTCCGGACCAGAACGGATTTAAGGTGAAACTGCGAATCCGGTTAGATGGGCTGGATGCATTTGTGGAATACACCGATGCCGCTAGCGTAACGGACGGGTGGACGAAACTCGCCGCCAGCTATTCGGTGTTCTGCCCAATGGCCGATATCGCACTGCCTGGAGTGACGCATTTGGTTCTGACTATGGAAGCTCAAGAAGCCATGTCGGGAGATCGGCAACTGGAAAAATGCCTGAATTGCGGCTCCACTCGTTCAGGCCATCAGGACGGCCGTTGTTTTGTCCGTGGCAAAGTGACCGAGCTGCGCTGGTCCTTCAACTCCGACCCTGTGGTTTCCTAGTGCGCTTCAGGGGAGAACGCTTTCGGTCTTCTCCCCTGGCTGAGCAATAGGAGGCTCGCACAAAATGAAAGCAATCATTACCCGATACCACGGCGCCGACGTGACCAAACCATCAACGGTTTCCGCCACAACCGGCCATCCCAAGAACCGCGTCACCGTCAAGGTCAGCCAGTTCGACAGCGCCGACAAAGCCCACGATGGAGCCGCCATCGCGCTCTGCCGGAAGTTCGGATGGGCTGGACCGCTCATGAAAGGTGGTCTGGAGAACGGCGACCAAGTCTACACGTTCGAGAACGACGTTAACCGCGTTCTGGTTCAGCTTTGAGGCGAAATATGGCAAACGGAACTTACCAGCACAACTATAAAAGCGAACTAGCCGGCACCGGGCGCGAGATCCGCATCGCCGATGAAGTCATGGGCTACTACTACGATCTGGCCGAGGGCGACACGCTCATTGAGGCGCTCGAGGATTTCGCTGACTCATATGATTATGCGGACTCCGGTGAGCGCTCCATCGTCGTCCATCTAACCGCAGAGGAATACCAGGACGGCGAGATCGTGATGCGCGCGAGCGCCAAAATGACGCCTCTCGGCGGCGTGGATTACGCTCAATGCGCCTGATTACCCCAACATCGCTCGCACCTGATGTCTCCGGGCTGCAGGCGAACGTGCGAACCGTGTTGCTCCGAGCGGTGGGGATTCGGAGCCTGTTTCCTGGTGCGCCTTGGGGGAGTCCGCTAACGTGCTCCCCCAATGAGCAATAGGAGGCTCAAAATAGCATGAAACACAATCTTTTCCTTGTGGTCAATGAGGACGGCCATTACTACCGCTGCGGGGAGGACGGAGATGAATGGACCGACAATATCGGCTTGGCCTGGATTTGGCGCACGTCCGTTGTCCATGACATTGCCTCACTGGTTAAGGGGACGGTCATTGGGGGAGCACGCTAATGAATAAGCTCATCGCTTTCGTTCTGGCTTCGGGGATGCTGCTGGCCGAAACCGTGTACTTCTCGCCCAATGGGAAGACGTACCACGCATCTTCTCAGTGCGAGCACCTGAGCAAAACCAAGAACGTGCTCCACGCCGATCGCAAAGACGCTGAACAGCACGAGCTGAAGCCGTGCGCCATCTGCTACAAGAGCAAAAGCACCAAGGGAGCAAAGAACGCTTGGGCGCAGAAAGAGGGCCAGAAATGAACTCCCCCAAATGCCAGTTCGCCGCTCCCGGAACCTATGGGCACGAATGCGGAGACCCCGCTACCAACGTCCTGATAACCACCAGAACGGAAAGTACCCGCCAAGCCTTGCTCGGCCTGGGCGTGATCCCATCACCCGATGGACTATCGCGCGCCAATAGGTGCGAGGCCCACCGCAACATCAGGGAGTTCGGTAATGGCCCTTTCGTCCGCACAGAGGAGATCCGACAATGAACTCCCCCCAATCCTTTACTGATTACGGCGGACTAGTCACCCGCAGCGCCGGACGGCTCGATGAGGACGAGGCTTTCATCCTGACGCACGTTGACCACTTTGGAAGCGACGGCTATCCCATCCGCAAGGTTGGCCGCTATCACTGGACTTGGAGCTACCGCAGCAAGTTCGGCCCTGGGCTCCTCAAGACCCGCAAGGAAGCGGTTCGGATGTTCGAGTTGCACCTGGACATCTTGCGCGACAAACTCGCCGGGATAATCGCATGAAACCCGGCTAATGCGGGCGCGCGCCAGCTTCCTGGTGCGCGACGGCCGCCGTGGGGCAAGATTCCCAAGTCTCCTATCTTTTCCGCGCGGAGACGGCGGCCATCGAGCAATAGGAGGCTCACAAACTATGAAAACAGGCGAACACCTGAGAATCAAATCCTTTGGGGATAGCGTCGTTGGTGTCGAATTGGAGGGCAATCCGCGCAAGCCGGAACACGACAGCTTCCGAGTCAAGTTCCCTGGCGGGGAGATCGATATTGAGCGCTGCACCGACGGATCGTATTGGATTCACATGCTGGTCAACCAGCGCGATAAGACTATTGAGCGGGAAGGGCCAGGCTCCGGCGCAGTTTACGCGCACGTCTCGGAAGCCAGAATGCATCTGACGAACAAGCATTCATCCGAGGCCAATCTTGGAGACTTCGCTAATCCTGGCCTTTACGATGTCGCTTTGCGTGTTGTGAAAGACGTTTCCTGATGCGCGCCGAAGGGGAGCACACCCGCGACCGTGCTCCCCTCGGGTGAGCAATAGGAGGCTCAAACAACTGATGTCCGAAGAACAACAACCACTGACCATCGAAATGCTTGCAGCCGACGTGCTGCGATACCTGGACCACGACTACAAGGGGCCGGTAAAACTCGAACTCACGGAAATAAGTTACGTGCGGGTTGAGCAATGGGAGGGCGATGGCCCTATCGACCTTCAGCAGCTCGCATTGTCGGGCGTGGAGTGCCACGTCTGCGCGCTCGGGGCATTTCTCGTTGCCCAAGCCATTCGGGAGGACGCAATTGACCTCAATTTCCGCACCAATGGATACCTCTACATTGAGGACAACATCTATCTTCCGCGTCTACCACTAGACAAAGCAAGCCGAACGCGCGTCGAGGCGATCTTCGAAGGATGGAGCCCTATGAGATATCCGTGGCCATTCGAGGAAGAACGCCCGGCATCCGCTCGCGACCGACTCCGCATCATCTGCCAAGCAATTGTAGACGGCAATAAATTCTGGCTGACGGGGAGAACGGAATCGGCTGAAAGCGAACTCCCGCAGGAGGTTGCGAAGTGACGACAGATTTCACTGCTCCCACCGAAGTAACCGGGCTGGATATGGCCTTCGGGCCAGCGGATGTGTTTTCGCTCATGCCTGCCTTCGAAGCCATCCCAGAGGAGTTCAAGCACGGCCGTACGCTCTGGAATGGCTTCTTTAGTGATATGTTTTTCTTTGGAGTAGAGGATGTCAGGTTCACGCCTAAAGTAGGGATCGACACAGTGAAGGCGTTCAACCACGTTCAAGCCATTGCGCGATCGTTTCAGCCGCAACATGAGCATAAGGAAGCTGCTTGCGCCTATCTGATGTCGCTCTGGTTCTATGACGTGCACTGGAAGCCACGGGAGCGCGCGCGATGACCACCACACTCAAGCCCATCAAACGCGAAACGCTGCAATCGGTGCGGGAGCGCGGCAAGATACGACCCATCGTAATCGAGCTGGCCGCCACCTACATCACCATCAGGCTCAAAGGAACCAGGCATTCCTACACCGCAACGTATGACCAACTGTGGAAGCTGGGCGCGGAGAACGCCGCCGCTGCGCGCCGGCGGGAACGCACGGCAAGGAGGGTAGAACGATGAAGACCAAACTTCTGCCGTGTCCGTTTTGCGGCAGTGAGGCCAAACGTATCCGCAGCGTCGCGACCTGTGGTGGAGTCAGGTGCTCGGGATGCCCCGCCATGATTGTGGCGGCCACACCCAAGGCCGCAGTCACCGCGTGGAATGCGCGCATGTACGGTGGGTTCGCAAGCGCGAACGTCTTCAGGCGAGTCGGTTACGATGACGGCTCCGAGGAGTCCGAAGTAGCGCGCGAGTGGCTCCGCAAGGTTGCTTCGTCGAAGTTGACGCCGGGCCAGCTTCATCGCGATTTGGGAGTTCCGGCCGGAAGCGAACTCCCCGCACGAAAACTTCGCGCCGCGGCCAAACTCCCCGGCGCAATCGGCAAGCGCGCTCGATTCGCACTAAACCTGCGGAAAGGAGGGAAACTATGAAGTGGATATTGCGTAAGATCCGCGTGTGGCGCATCCGGCGCCGCGTGGAGCGCCGGCTCATGGCCGTGTGCTACCCGCCAACAGGCTTGCGAGGACAGTAGGGCTGATTCTCGCGCTTAGGGCGTTCCTTTGGGGGAGACCAATCTCGGGGGAGACGGCTCTCCTGTGGGACGCCACTAGCGAGCGAATTTGCTCAGAAAAAAAGGAGAATTGAATGACTTACGAATCAAAGGCAGGCCAGCATATACGCGAATGCGCCGAAGCCATAATCGCGCTTGCGGATGAGTCCAAAAGCGCCGTCACCACTAAATTCAATGATATAGAACTGACAGCTTGGCCCGGTGATACCGTGGACAAGATCGTCAATTTTTACGACTCTGAGTCCGACACACGCCACCAGAAATGGTTGGCTTCGCCGGAATACGCAGAGCAACAGCGCCAGTATGAGGAGGACCAGCGCCGCAAGGATGCCGCTTTAAAAGGAGCGCTATTGACAGCACCGGGCACGTTGACGTTGCGCGATCCCGAATTATGGGCTTCCTGGGTCGCCAAAAACACCGATCCTTACGGATCTGGAGTGGTTCGCTACGCCGATAAATGGGCGCGCTTAATGGAAGCGAGAATCTCCAACGGCGACACTTTGGAGAATTGTGCGAACGACGCATCGCACATTGCGGACGACGAGGGTATCACCGGATTTATGTTCGGGGCCGCTGTCGCAATGCTGGCAAAATGTTGGATTCATGGGGAAGCCCTTCGTCGTTGGCACAACTTAAAGACCCAGATCGGAACAGAGGGAGAGAAGGCCAACGAAAGCGGCGGCGTACTGAATCCCGCACTCCTGACAATCGGGTGATGATTCCCGTAATCCACCGGGGAGAACGCTACGTGGCGTGCGCATCGATGTCTCAAAACGCACAAGTCAAATCCGCTGGCTTCCGTTGGGACAAGAAGGCGCGCGAGTGGTGGACTGCGGATTGGCGGCTGGCCAGCATCCTGGACCCCAGTATCCGCCCCGAGCCCGTATGGGATGCCAAGCGCAAGCGCTGGAGGGAGCCCGTTGTCCGTCAGGCCCGTTCTCCCCGCCAGCGCAAGCCCACAACCGGGGTTCTGCAATACGCTGTTTCGAGCTGGGGAGAACGGTTTCAAGAGATTCGCCAGCATCTCGAGTGGTTGAGTGGAAGCGATGCGCTGTTCACGGAGATTTGCGGGGAGTACCAACCCGGAGACGGCGCGGAACTCCCCGTGTACACGCGGCTCTGCGCCGCACGAAACGAGATTCAGATGGAGAGGAGTCCGATGAAATGAGACAGCCCTATACCGTTGTTGTGGATAAACCCGGATGCAAGCATTGTGGCGCGGGTAAGTCATGGATGGTGCGCCGTCCCGATGGAATCTGCGGGAGCACGTCCTACGAGTCCCTGGACGACGCAGAGCACGAAGCCGATATCCTCAACGACGCCTTCCATGCGGGTGCCGAATACGCCATGGCCGCACTGGAGAAGATCCGCACGAACAAGAGATCCGAAAGGGTTCTCCCCGAGAAGAGCACGGAATGAAAATCTTCACCACTTGCGTTGACCAAATGCGCGGAATCTATTTGGCTTTCGATGCGCTATCGGACGCAAAGGCGATTTCGTACATTAGCGAACTCGAAGCAGCGGGCACGCTGATCTCAGAAGCTCTTAACGGAACCAATCCCCGGAGACTACTTCAGATCGACTCCATCCAGAGCATCCAATGGTGGCAACCAGAAACGCCAGTCGGGGACAAAAAATAAAAGCGTATCCCATCTTGACTAGCGGATAAAAAAGCGATATGTTATCTAAGGAACGTGATGACGAAAAAGCAAAAACGTAGCGAGGCCGCTCGGTATCTGGCCTCCCTACGGAAGAGACCAGGACGAAAAAGACGGACGGAGCGCTGTCCCTGCGGCAAGTACACTAAGGAGTTCGCTGAGAAGAATAAGCCGCGACATCACCGAGGGGAGTGCGCTCCTGCCGTCCAGGAGACAAAACCATGATTACGCTAGAAGAAATAGAAAAAGCCGTAGAGGAGATCCGGAAAAAGAAACACGACGACGAAATCGCGCATTCTCTCGCGGACGATCTTCACATAGAAGTACTTCAGGCCATTGCCGAAGGAATCCCAACGGATGCGGCCAGCGCAATGGCTAAGGCTGCCCTCATGACGGAGCAAATAGTATTTGCGAGGTGCTGCGCATGACTTCGACCAATGTGTACCTCAACGTGGACGCTGCGGACATCACCGTAACCCACTTCCCGGATTGCAACCATCCGTTCTCCGCTGTCTATATCACGGGGAAACACGGCGATTCTGTGCAACTATTTCTCCCGTACGGCCACCTAGCCGAAAAGGTGGCGGATGCTCTGCGGGAAGCGACTTCAGGGGAGTGCGCTCTCCCCTGTACGGCCGGGCCCGCAACTTCTTCCTCCATAAGTGCGGGCTCGGCACAAAGTTCTGCGGCAGGGGTGCCGGAAACACTGTACGCGCGAACGCCGGCCGAACTTGTCGTGGCGGAAGGGGCTGGCGTACACCAGCCCCAAGTTCCGGTAAATGTAGTCTGTTATCGCTGCGGTGCCGAAGTCAGTACCGGAGGTCTGTGCAACTTTTGCGGAGTGCCCAAGCCGTGTCCCAACTGCGGGCGCACCGGGGGAGAACCAGCGCAGCTTCGAGGCGGTCACTGGGAAGGTGACGAGACGCCTAACCGCTGCTACGTCGAGGATTCCGATCCCGCGTGTTCATTTTGCGTGAACGAAGATGGGAGCACGAGAATGGACACTATCAACGTCGCGGTGCGGGTGCCGCAACCACTGGAGGAAGATGCATGTCCCTTTTAATACTCCTCTCCAATGCGGATACTTGCACGACACCATCAGACACGTCCTTAGCGTTCACTTTGCTTGCGTTCATGATGATGGTATTATTTATCCTCACGATGTGCCACATCAGCGATGTTATGAGAGGTGTGGTCAAGCTACTAGAAAAGGAACTCCCCCGATGACCGCCACTTACAAAACCTCCAATGGGAGAATCGTCTTCCAGGTAACGGGCGAAACTCACAAAGCCCTGTGGAAACAGATCGCGGAACTGGAAGCCACTTTCGGGGCTGATTCCGCCTGTGGAATGTGCAACAAAACCAATCTCCAGTACCGCCACCGCGTTGCTAAAGACAAAAAGGGAGAGGACTGCGATTACTACGAACTCGGATGTGGCGAGTGTGGAGCACGGCTGAGCTTCGGGCAATTGCGACACGGAGGCGGCTTGTTCGCGAAGCGCAAGACCGAGGATGGAAACTTACTCCCCAATCGTGGCTGGGCCAAATATGAGGGGAGAACGCAATCGAAAGGAACCGCGCAGGAACCAGATTGGAGAGAAGATTGGCGATGATCCCCCAAGATGCCTACATCGAAGTGACGCGCTCATTCTCGCGCAAGCTCAACCTGGGCAACTACCAGACCGCCGACGTATTCTCTTCGCGCAAGACGCAATGCTCCAAAGCCGAGGAAGAGGAGATCGGTCTGGAACTCTACGCCATGTGCCTGCGCGACGTGGAGCGCGACATCGAGGACTACCGCTCTGGTGCCAATGTGCGGGCCGAGGAGCGCGGAGACCGATCCGATGCCGCGTTCCGGCAACAGGCGCAACGCAATGTAGCGAGTTCGCGGGGCCCGTCCGCTGAAGCCCATTCGGCGAACGGTGCACCTCCTACCTCCGGCCCGGTGGAGGGCGAAAAACCGGGCAATCCTTTCGTGGTAAAAGCGGACTCCCCCTCGACTCAAGCAGCAGCCCTATCGGAGTACGTCACCTTTATGGGCCAGAATCGCAAGATGGATCGGGCTGAAATACGCCAGCGCTTCCAGGAGTTTTTAACGGGGCTTATGGGCGGGGACGAGTTTGTCAAACCGCCAGATACGCGCTACGACAAGGTGCTGAGGCTTCTCCCCCCATTAATCGAATTGCATAGTGGGAGAATCCTTGAGGAGCAGAGGAAGTTCGGCAAAGAAGTGCGACAGGGCTGGGCCAAACTGATGAAGAAATTGGCCACATGGCCGGAAGGACGCAACGAACTTAAGGAAGCCGCAATAGCAGCCGCCGAACAGCAATACAGCGATTGCGCCGTGGATTTGATTGAGTTTCTGCCAGAATGCGATGCGCCCGATATGCTGGCATTTCTCAAGGCTTGTCGACTGTCCAAAGATTGCGCTGCCGCACTCCGCGACTGTGGCGTATCCATGAGGGAGGTCGCTATTGACTGGGAGAACACTTCCGCCGAAGAAGCGCTTAAGTTGATTCCCAAGGGGAAGACGGTCACGGCAAAATGAAAACTCCCTACAGATCGTTCAAGCGTTTCAACGCTAGGCACCACGGGACCATCACCGGATACACCAGCGGATGCGCCTGTGAACCGTGCCGTCAAGCAATGCGCGACTACCAGCGTGAGCGGAGAAGGCGCAAGAAGGCTACCACGAAATGAGCGACCGAACGTTTCTCGAAATCCTTTGGTCCGGAGCCAGGCCATTGCTGGCGCTCCTCGGGCTCACCGGCCTGGTAGCGATCGCGCATAAGAGTTGGAAGCGTTCTACCCTGCGGTTGTTGAGCCGTGGAGTGGACTACCGGCGTGCTGCCGTGTTCCAGGTGGTGGACTGCTGCGGGGGAGCACGCTTGCGGCTGAATCGCTGGCCTGAGCATTTGGATAGGGCGAGGAGGGAGCGATGAGCAACCAAGTCCCCAACGTTACGATTTCGGAACAAGAACGCATTCTGCGGGACGCTGCGGCGGTCATGTGCTCGTATTGTGCTGCCGGGGACAAGCCGGAATGGATGCCTGTATTTCAGGGGATGACGCACGTTTGGCGGAAGGGAAACGGGCATCAGAAGTGCTCAGCGGGTCCCATCTGGGAGAAGTTGATATATCCGAAGTTCCACACGCGCATATGACCCTCGTATTTGATCCCGTGCGGCACGACTACCTTGCGGATGGAAGAGCGCTTCCGTCCAACACCGAAATCCTGCGCCACATGGGGCTCTACAGCGACTACAGTTTCGCGGAGCCTGTCCATCGCTACCGCGGCAAAGCCGTGCACGATGGATGCGCCGTGATAGACGGGGGGGGGGAGCCCACTTTGGAACTCCCCCCCAACCCCGCCGAGGAAATCCTAGAGGCCGCGCACGACATTGAGACAGGCTACTGGCCAGCGTTCTCTGATTTCTGCCGCAAAGAAAAGTTTCGCGGAATCTGCTGGGAAGTAGCCCTGATCGATCCTATATGGGGATTTGCCGGGATGTTGGACTGTCTTGGTTTCTGCGGGGACGATCCAATCATGCGGCTAGTGGATATAAAGTCTGGCGAGGTGCCCGTACTGGTGGGCGCACAATTGGCCGGTTACGAACTCCTCATTAGGCGAGGTAAACCGTGCAAGGGCTACTCCCTGCATCCGCTTGTGAGCCCTGGCGTGGTGCTAAAGAAAATGGCGCTGCGACTGTCGAAGGACGGGCGATACAAGCCGTTTTATGAGACGCCCAAGGGGAGGCCGTATGATGATACCTACTGGACTACGCTGTTCAGGAGCGCATTGAATTGCTACAACGCCCGCATGGAGTACGGATTGACGGGCCCGGGATACGCACAACTATCAGGGGGAGAACGGGAATGAAATTGAAGACTGCCGAACGCGTGCGGGCCAAGTGGGACGAGATAGAGGCCGCCGAGCCAGACATCAGCACCGAAAGACTTATCGCGATGACTGGCGATGCTCTCGTATTAGACGCTTCCCAAGTCGTGGAGGCATTGCGGATGACACAGGAAACGGCACAATAGGAGAACCTAAATTATGAGTAATGAACGAGACTTCGTAGAATACCCGTGTCAGCGCTGCGGTAAATCTAGTTCCCTACGGCTACCGTACGTTCCCAAGTTTTGCACAAGATGCGGAGCAAAACTGGAGACGATAGCAGGCCAAGAAGTCGGATGGATATGCCCACGTTGCCGAGCATGCGTCAGCCCAAGACGCGAAGTCTGCCCGATTTGCACTAAGCAACACAAAGCGTCTAGATCCACGACAAGTACACAGAAAAGCATAATATGACCGACCGAATGATGATGACAACTCGACGAGAATGGCTACGAGAGCAGAAGCAGATACTTCGCGCCTTTATGCAGCAGCGCCATGCTGACGGGGAGTACATTTACACTGATGAGCGGCTTACGTGGCTACTGGCACACGCACGCAGCGGACGGCTACATTTCAATTCCTGCTGCTGCTTCATAGGAATCGTCACGGCTGACCATTCCCTTAGGGCAGGGTTTGATGGTTGCGGTACGTCCAACCACTATACTGAGGCTAGGCTCTTACCTGGAGCGGTGGACGCAGAGCGGGCCTTCAATAGGTTGGGGCTCTGCCAGCACGATCTCAGAGAGGAAACGCAAGGCCGCGCGCGCCTCTATCGCATCATCCCGATGGTGCTGGCAGAGATGCGCCGACGTGGACGCGCACGTCAGGCCACGGTAGAGGCCGTTGGGGAGTATGCTCGTGCCTAGTTACACCGCTCCCGCAAAGGTGGTTCTGGACCTAACCGTAGCGCCCGAACTCCCCCTGGATGCACCGGACTTTATCGACACTGCTCATCGGCTGGAAGTGAAGGACCAAACCTCTTACGAAATTGCCGTTCAGATGTGCCAGCGGCAAGCCGCCTGGGAAGCCATCGTGGACAACTCGCGCCTCGGAGAAGTGCGGGAATCGGCCCACAAGACGTGGAAGATGATCCTGGGGCTGATGGACGACTGCAAAGCGGCGATGCGGGTGCGGTGTTCCGATGCTCCTGGTTGCAAGGGAGGAGCGAAGCACGGGCCCGCATGTACCGGACTCGACCTCAAAATCCAGCGCTACCAGGAACGTCTGGAGCGCGAGCAGCATGAGGAGGAACGGCGCATCCTCCGCGAGCAAGCTGAGCGCGATCGCCAGGCCCGCGAGGAAGCGGCCCGAATCCAGCGCGAAGCCGCAGAGGAAGCCGCGAAGAAAAAGAGGCAAGGTGAAGTCCGGGAAGCTCGCCTCATGGTTCAGGAGGCCGCTATCAAAGCCGAAGCCATCATCCAGGAAGCTGAATTTGAACTCCCCCAAAACCTGCCCGCCACTACGCCACGGCTCGCCGGCTTCTCCACGTCGCGGCCCTGGGTAGCCGAGATTACGGATCTTCGAGATGCTTTACGCTCGATCGCGGATCATCCCGAACTGTTTCCAGATGAAGGTCTGGGGAGGATGCGCGAGGCCGCGCAGTCGCTTCTCACTGCTTGGGCCAAGCAGCGGCAATCGGTGGACTTGGGAATCAAGGGTGCCGTGGGCAAACGGGATTTTGGAACGCGGATATCAGCGAAGACGCAAGCCATACCGGAGGACGAATGGTAATGAGCAACAAGGTGTTGACGGCAAAGGCTTATATGTGGGGCCTAATAGACAAGCAGGGACGGGCTTACGTGACTGGTAAAAACGGCAAGCCCGATCTGTACAACACAAGGGCACAGGCAGAACGAGGCGCTCTGGAAGACGGGGCTTCGGAGGTTGTAAAGGTGCGCGTTATCGTAGAGTATCCCAGGTCTAGGGGGAGGATGAATGGTAAAGCCAATCAGCATTGAGGAGTTCAAGAAGTGCTTGGCATTTTCCGAAACTGCTCCAGAGGGTTCATGGGGGCATTCTGAGGATGTGGGCCGCCAGTGGCACATGGCGATAGCGGAAAGCGGTCTAATGAAGGAGATGTTTCCACGGCTGATAGCCGATATGTTTACAAATGGACTCTCAGTACTGGCGGCGGCTTACGCTAGCGGGCTTATCTCTGGCATTGAGATGGCCGAGCACATCATCACCACACGAGAAATGGAGGAATCGTTTTCCAAATGATCCAGCACGAGCGCGTTAAAAGTTCGAATGTGTTCTCCCTCGCCTACGATCCCGAGGGGAGAACGCTTGAGGCTCGCTTCGCCTGTCCCGAGTGTAAAGGGGCGGCCTGCGAGAAATGCAGTTTCAGGGGACACGGCAAAACCACATACGTGTACCAAGACGTTCTCCCCCAGGAACATGAGGCAATACGGGATGCTAATTCAGTGGGGAGAGCGTTCCACGCCATGATCGTAAAACCCAAAAAGGAGTTCACTACACGATGAGAACCACCAAAGAGGAAATGGCCGCTGTCGCCCAGGGATGGCTCGACCGTGGAGTACCTCCGCCTCCGAAATTCCATAACCCTGATGACGTGCGCCGGGTGGCCATAGGATTTGTCCAGAAATGCTTCACGGACTTCATTGGGATCGATAACGCACTCCAGGTTTCCGTCATAGCTACTGCGGTATCTCAAGGAATCGTCCTCGGGATCATGCTTGCGGAGGAGGCGCAGGACAAGCGCGAGTTGGAGCGCATGGCCGCGCTGTCATTATGATGATAAACTCAGGAGCGAACTCCCCCATGACATTCGAACAGCGTCACCCCATCATCGTGCGGCACCCCGACGGGAGCCTGAACCGCTTCTCCAACCTAGCGACTGCCAAAAAAGCGAGACCATGGGTTCAGGGCAGCATGCATCCGTACTCGGCGTGTCCGGACTGCCAAGGCTCAGGGGAGATCCCTGGAGGAGACTTTCGCATTCGGTGCAGCCCATGCAAAGGAACGGGAGTTCTGTCGGAGGAGCGCGTCAACGCGGCTCTGGACGGCATGATCGGACATCAACGACCATGAAACACACGATGCGCAGTATGGTGGACGCCTGCCTGTTGTGGCTTGGCGTGCTGATGGGCCGCTGGGGAGTTCGACCGTGAAGAAGTGCCCCGACTGCCACGGGTACGGCTACACGGAATGCGTGGCGTACTACTATGGCCGCTCGGAGTGCCCTTCCTGTGGAGGCTGCGGAGTCGTGAAAGAAAACGGCGAGCCGTTCGAAGATGAGCACGAGTTAGAAGAGGCAGTTGCGGAGCGTGACGCTCTGCTGGAACTCCCCCAAGGAGTGCTGCCGTGACGCGAGACCACCACGCCACAATAGGCAACGGTGAAAAGGGGCGCGATTCGGATGGGTCGATCCCAGACTCCGACGCGCCCCGCCGGGATTGGTACATGACCGAGATTCACGAATGCCCGGTCTGCGGCAGGGGGAACACATACCGCGAGAGGCGATTCACCCCAAAGCCAGCGAAAGAAGCGGACCGTTACAAATTCGTGCAAGCATACGACAACTGCTTGGAGTTCTGATGACTCCAACAACGCTCTCCCCTCGTGAAGACGGCGAAGAACCCATGTGCAGCTTTTGCCGGGCGCTGCAGCACGACGTCGACTACCTGTTTTTCTCGCCGCTGGACAACAAAATCGGAATCTGCGATGAGTGCTTGGAGATATGCCGGAAGTACCTGGAGACGGCTCGATCATGAGGGAAATAGACGTTCGCGAAATCCTAGCCATGAGGCTGTTCGGCAGGTGGCGCGTAGTTCGCCGTGGTCGTCCCTCCGCGCCCGTGCGGGTAGTCGCATCTTGGCCACAGGAAGGCTTCGCCAGCGCCGACGCCCGCTTTGACAAGATCGAGGCTTCTATGCGTCAGGGTATGGTGGCTCTGGTTAACCCAGATGGCGGCATAACACGCTACGCCAGTGAGCCAATGGTGAGGACACGCTGGTGAATCGACCTACCGGATGCGACAGGTGTGCCTCATCGCGTGGGATGAAGCCGATGCTGAACTACTCGAGCGCGTTCCCTTCGCCGGCGTGCTGCTTCGGGAATGGAAGCAAAAGTGAACTCCCCCAAGATGGATCTTGACAGAGTAATGACAAGGGCTTAAACTGTTGGATGTTCCCGCTAAAAACGGGAAGGGCAACCAGGGCCAAACCTGATCGCCCTTCGAAGTCGTTGGGCTTGTAACGGAAGCCGACCGACCGACGGAACCTTTTATAATTATAAAGGTTCCCCGATCCCTTCCGCAATCCCAAACTTCGAGGGAGTTCAACAATCGGACTGGATGCCATGAAAAAGGAGCGTCCGTGAGTTCGAGAAGAAGCGTAAGAAAATCCTGCATCGAACGAGGCACAAACAGGTACGCAGTGATCCTGAAGGATTATATGGACCTGTTCTACGGAGACGTCGGATTAGCGGCCATTTTGTACGTTTTCGAATGCGCTACAAATCGGAAAATGCGCGCCCTGAAAGCCTCTGTAGATACATCCCAGCCGTGGGTAGAGGCTCCTGTAAACCTGATCTGCTACAGGCTGTTGGGGATTTCCACCGCCGAAAAGGTCATGGCCAATATAGAAATCCTGGAACGTTTGGGGATACTCTCCGTTCAAAGACCTGGAATCGGTATGAAAAACCTGTATCTCTTGCACACGGAGGTTATTGCGGAGATGATCCGATCTGGTAAAAAGTTCAATCGAAACGCCGAACTGGAAGCACTCTCGCTCGAAAAGGAAGGCGCAGCCGTATGAGCCTGCCATACTACCCGATGTACCCGGCCGATTTCGATGGAGATGTGCGCGTTCGCGTTATGGAGGACTGCGAACTCGGCCTTTACGTCCGCTGCCTCAACCACGCTTGGATGAACGACGGCCTGCCGGCCGACCCAGAGGAGATCAGACGTTGCTTCCGCGATGAGCCGACGGCTTTCGCCAAAAAGTGGGCCCGAGTGGAGCCGTGTTTCCCCCTGGGGGAGGACGGCAAAAGACGTAATCCGCGACAAGAGCGCGAACGCGCATCCATCGAGGAAAAACATGCGCGGCGTGTGCGGTCCGGAAAACGATCTGGACAGACGAGGAGAGCTAACCAAGAGAAAACAGGCGTGTTCTCCTCTGAGCAATGTTCGAACAATGTTCGAACACGCGCGTTTGATTCTGATTCTGATTCTATATCTGGTTCTTCTCAGAGTAGAACTACAGAAAAAACCTCTACGCGCGCGCGAGAAGAAAAACCAGACACATCGGGGGAGAACGCTCCCGCCAGCGTAGCGCCAGAGCAAACTATCGACGCCTTCGACGTGGAGCGCGAATGGCGCACCAGCGGATTGCCACGGTTGCGAGGGAGCGATCGCACAAAGCTCCATGAGCGATTCAGGCCGTTTCCAGCCGACATCCCGACCCTCCAGGCGGGACTCGAACGTCTGTATCAGAGGATCCAAAAACCTCCAAAAATTCACTCCCCGATTGATCTTTTTCTCTCAAACCCCGTTGCATGGTTGGACTCTATCGCAAGAACCGCTGATCCTCCTGCCGCTCAAGAAGCAATGCTCGCGCAGAACGACGGCCATTTTGAAACCGTGATAGGGGTATTTCTGAGCCTCGGTGTTGCGTTATCCGAGAACGACATGAAAAAATGCGCCGCCGAGTGGGTTGCGCTGGACATGGGTGCGCGTATAGCGTGCTTGGGAAACGTGCGGTTCCAATCTGCAGAGTGGTCCCAGCGCGCCGTGAAGTTCGTCCCACGCCCTTGGAACTACTTGCGGGAGCGACAATGGGAGCGCAAAGCCATTGTGAATGGGCGTGATAAATCGGCGAGCCACAGCGAGACCACGAACGCCAAAGCCTTCGAATTGTTCATGAGGGATCAGCCGCAATGAAACCGACGCCCATGGAAATCCAAAAAGCAGTTGAGCGCTTAGCTGCGCTCCGGTACTTCCCCGGAGACGAGGGAGGACGAGCGGAGGTAATGCGGCTGGTTCAGCGGATGGTGGCGACCAAAGAGCAACTCGATTGGCTCATCGGCACCATGATCGACCGAGTAGGGGAGTGGCGCGGGACAGTAGAGTTCCGGGGACTGTTCTGCTGGCGCTGGCCGCCGGCGGATGGAATTGAGGCCAGTTGCCTGGAGACCCCTGGATTCACGGCTGATGATTCCGAAGCGGCATACTTGGCCGAACTGGAGGCGAAGAAGAAACTGGAGGAGCCAGCGCGGGAGGAAAAGATGCTTCCCGCTGGCGACATCATCAAGAAAATGAAAATGCTGGTAGAGCCGAAGGAGGATTCCGATGCCCTGTGAAGTTCGAGGATTGCGTATGACAACCAAAACCGTTCTCCCAGCTTTTTCGAACAATTGCCCCATCATCGAAGCCACAGCCGATGGAGTGCTAGTGGGAAGGTGCTGGTACTATCTCAAGCAGGACAAGTGTCCGCGCCACGGGGATGTCGGCCGCGAAAAGCAAGTCTATTGCGAAACTGGAAAACTGACGCGCGAGGACAAGCGCAAAGATTCTGTGCTCCCCGAATCGGCCAACCTCAATCAAGAGGCTCTGAACACTCATGGACAGACGGGGACGTGCTCGCAGCACGGCGCGCTGCTCTGCGACGGCGAAGGCCAAGCCGGTGTAAGTCCACAGGCCACCGAGCAACGGCGCAGGAAGCCGACCGAGGGAGCACAGAAACGATGCCGACCGTAATCGCCATAGATCCAGGGAGTACGCAATCGGAAGAACTATGCAGCGATTGCCCTCCGCGTGATTATCCCACCGACGACACGCGTTGTCGCCAATGTCCTCTGAGAGGTGAGGCCCCTGATGAACACCAAAAAAAAGGGAAGTAGAAACGAGTATCGTAGTATGCGGCTACTGGAAGCCGCTGGATATGCCTGCACGAAATCTGCGGCATCCCTTGGCGCGTGGGACATCGTCGGAGTTGGATCAACAGATTTCGTGCTGTGTCAAGTGAAATCCAATGCATGGCCGGGGAGTGCGGAAATGGAAACCATGCAGAACTTTATCGCGCCACCAAACTGCCGCAAACTGGTGCACAGATGGGATGATCGAAAGCGTTCTCCCCTTGTGAGGACGCTATGAACTCGCCTGCGGCGGTAGCGGTGACGTGGCTCGAAACCGAGGGGAGAACGAATGGGAAAGACTAGCATCGAATGGACGCGCGGGGAAGATGGGTCGGAAGGTAAAACGTGGAACCCGACCCGTGGTTGTAGCCGAGTTTCTCCCGGCTGCGTTCACTGTTATGCAGAACGCATCGCAGCGCGCTTTTCACAAGCCCCAGATTACGAACCCCCAGGAGATGGTGATTTATTTGGGAAGATCCAGAAGGCTGGAAAGTTCAACGGCTTTGTCCGCATCGCCAACGGTCATCCTCAGTGGACAGGCAAAGTAGAACTGATCGAATCCAAGCTCATGGAACCGCTTCACTGGTGCAAGCCCTGCCGCATCTTCGTCAATTCGATGTCGGATCTATTCCACGAAGCGCTGCCAGATGAAGCGATAGACCGGATTTTCGCGGTTATGGCGCTATGTCCTCAGCACACGTTTCAAGTGCTAACAAAGCGGCCCGGTAGGATGCTGACATATTGCTCAGAGGTCCGCACGCCTTTTAGAATCGCCAAGCAGATGGATGTCGTATCTGTCGCTCAGGAAATGACGCATGTAACGGAAGAGATTAGGCCAATCGAATCCTATCCTGGATATTTCATTTCGAACCTTGGATTTGTGCTTAGTTCTCATGGCAGTTCCGAATGTTTATATTGCGGTAAGCCAGTCGATGGAATCGCAACTAAATCATACTGCAGCAAGCAATGTAAGCAAAACGCTTGCTATCACCGGCGCGTCGGGCACGAACCACGATTTGCTGGTAAGTTGGTACGAATGTCGCCCGACGAGGGCGATCAGGGCCATCAGAGGGTTATGCTTTACAAGGATGGCGTTCAGTATAGAGAACTGGTTCATCGATTGGTTCTAACTGCATTTGATCGGCCTGCCGTCGCCGAGGAGCAGGGTTGCCATAGGGACGGCAACGCTACCAATAACCACATCGCCAATTTGCGCTGGGGTACTCAAGGCGATAACTGGGAGGACAGTAAACGCCACGGAAACCATCGCCGCTATTCGAAACTAACCGAGAGTGACGTATCCGAGATCAGGCGCAGGCATTCCCGAGGAGAGACTGGCGAAGCCCTGGCCCATCATTTTGGAGTCTCTGCGACGCAGGTTAGGAATATCGCACGGGGACGTCAAGGCAATATGGACGCGCCGATAGAATGGCCGCTCGTAAATTGCTGGGCGGGGTGCTCCGTGGAGGATCAAGCGCGCAAGGATCGCATTGATGTACTTCGGGAGACCCCAGCCGCCATCCGATTCCTTTCGATTGAGCCGCTATTGGAGGACATCGGCGAATTGGACCTGCGCGGAATTTCGCAAGTAATCGTAGGAGGGGAGAGCGGGCCCGGCGCTCGCCCTTTCCATTGGGAATGGGCCGAGGCCGTGCGCGATCAATGCCGCACCGCAGGTACCAGCTTTTTCATGAAACAGGGCGGCTCCAACTGTTTTGACGGAGAAGATCCGTGGATCATGAGTGACAGCAAGGGCGGCCACATAGAAGATTTTCCGAGCAATCTCCGCGTCCGCGAGTTCCCCGCATAGGAGGCACCTGCCACGCAACCGCGCTGTTCCACAATTCGACCCTGGAGCCGTCGCGCTCCAAACCGGGCTCCCCGCCAGTCCTGAAACAGAACGGCTAGTCCTGGGGACCGTTCTCCTCAACGGCTCACGTTGGGACGAAATCGAGTCCCTGGGGGAGCACGCTTTCAGCAATGAACCGCATCGCCGCATCTTTGCCTCGATGCAGGCGCTGCATGAGCGAGGGGAATCCCCGGACCGCATCATGGTGGTGGAAGAATTGGTGCGGCGCGGCCATCTCGAATCCATAGGGGGCTTGCTCTACCTGGCCGACATCACGGCCGAACTCCCCGACATCACCAACCTGCCGGGCTACGTCCGCATTGTGCTGGAGAAAGCGAATCTGCGGGCTATAGCGCTCTCGGCAAAGAAAGCCTTCCTCGCAGCCCTCGAAGGGAACACGGAAGCGTCCGAGATCGCCAGAGCCGCCGAAACAGAACTACAGGAGATCAGGCCGGCGCACGAAATCCTCGCCCGCAGCCCCATGGAGATCGTAGAGCAGTACCCGGGCGGCATCTCTTCGTTCCTGGATCCAAGCCAGCGGCAGGAAACGCTGGCGACGAAGTACCGCAAGCTGGACGAAATGATGGGAGGAGGCTTCCGGCCCGAAGAGTTGATAATTTTGGCCGCCAGGCCATCACAAGGAAAGTCTAGTCTTTTGATGAACATTGTGGCCAACGTGGTGCTGGCCGGCACTGGAGCGCTGGTGTTCTCCCTTGAGATGTCGGGTGCCAGCCTGTTGGCCAGGATGGTGTGCGCGGCGGCGCGCGTTGATCAACACAAGTTCCGCGGCGGCTACCTGAACCAAGAGGACCGCAGGCGGCTACAGGAAGCTCTCGATAGGCTCGCGAATGCTCCGCTGTGGATATGCGACAAGAGCGGCATCGGGGTGCCGGAGATTCAACGGGTAGCCCGCAAGATGCGGAAGCAAATCGGGCTGGTGGGGATCGATTACCTTCAACTACTGGCGTCTAAAGAGAAATCGGAAAATCGTAACATTGAAGTTGGCCGCATAACGACCCAGACAAAGTGGCTCGCGATGGAGTTGGGCATCCCCATCATCCTCCTCTCGCAGTTGAGCCGGGCGAACGAAAAGCGTCCGGGCGACAAACGGCCAATGCTGAGCGATTTGCTAGATTCTGGCAAAATAGAAGCCGACGCCGACACCGTGCTGTTCATCTTCCGCGAGGAACTGTATAAACGCGACCGGGAGGATCTGAAGGGGCTGGCAGACCTGATCGTGGCGAAACAGCGGAACGGACCCACGGGCGTTGTCCCCTTGCGCTTCCTGGGACAATTCACAAGGTTTGAGAATCGCGCGGAGGACATTGGAGAATGAGATCAGAAACCTGCGACGACAAGGGATGGATTGAAGACGCGCGTCTTCTTGGCGGCACGATCATCCTAGAGTGCTGGAACCGGCTACCGCAAGTAGGAGATGTTCTGCACATAGACGGGATTCCAGTGCGCGTGCTGCGCCAAGTCACCTTGGAGGATTACATGCGCCAGCACCGCCGGATGCTGGCTATGGGAGGCCATCGGAGTTTTCGAAGCAAGCCAGAGTTTCGAAACCATCCTCCCAGGCTATTCGAGATAGAAGCGTGCGACTGAAAATCGCGGTTGACATCGCTGTATCAGCTATGATACGCTGAGGTCCTAGTGAAACTCGGAGAGGTTCTCAAGAAGTGGCGCGGGTGGTCGGAACTGACGGTGCGGGACGTGGCGAAGGATATGGGCATCGCCGCCTCTACGCTGTGCCGAATCGAGAATGGCGAAATGATGGATGGGAGAACGCTCGCGGCCATCATGCAGTGGCTCTTTCGTGAAGGGGAACGCAAGTGACGGGCCACGGGAAATGCACAACCTGCCGATGGGCAAAGTTCAGCATGACCAAGCATTCCAAGCCGCGTCCGATTAAGGGCCAGCATGGAGAGTGCTCCTGGCCGATTCCAAAGCTTCCGGTGGTTGCTATCAGCCTGGAATCCTCAATGTACAGTCGAAGGTACATCTGGCCGGACTACGAGAATTGCCCAGTGTGGGAGCCGAAGCAGGGGGGAGAACGCAAGTGAGCCGGCGCGAGCAGCAGGCCATGAGGAAGCGCCTCCTCAAGTTAGAAGCGGATGAGAGTCGCCGACGCTCTGCCTATGCCGAAGAGTTTCCAGGAGTCCAGATCGGTCATTGCAACTTAGACCACGAGACAGCATCGGCGATCAGTACAGCGCGGAAACTTTCTCACGCTGTGTGCGTTCAGATGCATGGTACCGTGGCGTACTTCTTTGCCGTGCCACTAGATGGGAGTGCAGAATGACGCCAGAGCGCTTGGTACGCAGAATCTTCCAGGTAACCGGCTGCGAGATTGAGGTTCGACTTGATCCGGGCGGCCTCTTTGCGCTCATAACGCACGACGGCGAAACCGACGAAGCGTTCGTGATGATGTCGATCACCAAAAGCAGACTCCCCCAAGCACTACGCGACATGCATGAAGCGATATCCCGAGCGCGCCAGAAGAGAGATAAAGGAATTTTCGCATGAAGGTCCGCAGCCGGATTCCGCAGAAGCGCGCGAAACCTCGTCGCGGGCCGATGAGAGACGTCGGTTATCGACAATGGTGCTGCGAGCAACCATGCGTCGTATCCGGGATAAAGGGGGATACTTGGATAGTTTCCGGGAGTGGGCTTTGGAGGCGAGCGATAATTGATCCCGCTCATACGCAAAACAACGGGATGGGAAGCAAAGGACCAGATTCCTCGTGCGTTCCCCTGGAACGCGCCTACCATCGCGAATACGACGCCGGACGAAAAGCATTTGAGAAACGATACGTGGTCAACATGAAGCAATTAGCGGAGGAGCATTATGCCCGCTACCAATCGACCCAGGAGCGTAGAGATTAGTTTCATGTTCCGGACGTACACACTTCGCCTCCGACCGAACCAAGCTCAACTTGCTGCTTTCGAGGACATCCTTCGCGATAGCGCGGAGACCTACAATGCAGCACTCCAGGAACGCAAGGAAGCATGGAAGCTAGAGCGAAAGCACATCGGACTTTACGACCAACAGGCCGAACTTACGGAACTACGCAAAGATTCACAGTTCGCCAGGATTGCAGTGGACATTCAGCGGGAGCCCCTACGTCGGCTAGAGCGAGCCTTTAAGAATTTCTTCCGTCGCTGCAAGCGCGGTGAAAATCCGGGGTTTCCACGATTCCGTTCGAGACATCGTTACAATTCATTCCTGTTCGGCAAGGTGCGGATACTTGACAACAAAATTAGGATTCCAGATCTGGGCTGGTTCAAATTCAAGTCGAGCCAGTTGATTATCGGCACACCGCGCACGGCCACAGTTAAGCGCCGCGGTGAACGGTGGCAAATCAGCCTGTGCTGCGATATCGGGGCCGCACCAGAAAAGGTCGTGGTGTCAAGCGCCGTCGGTATTGATGTCGGATTAATCAATTTCGTGACTCTTTCCGATGGACGCTCGATAGATAATCCGCGCTGGACGCGCAAGCATGAGGCTAAGATCGCGGCGGCAAATCGGCGTCTAGCGCTAAAGAAAAAGCGGTCAAACAACCGTGTCCGCGCCAAAGAGGCATTACGTCGTGCGCACCAGCGTGCGGCCGACGCCAGACGCAATTTTATCCATCATGTCAGCAAGTGGTTGGTGTCCAACTACGACCTGATCGCTTTTGAAAAACTGAACATCGCTAGGATGGTGCACGGCAAACTTGCCAAATCCATCCTCGATGCCGCATGGGGAGAACTGATTTGGCAAATATCGTACAAGGCTGAAAGTGCCGGGCGATGGGCCATACCAGTTAACTCCAGGGGCACATCGATCCGCTGTTCAAACTGCGGTGCAGATGTGCGGAAGACGCTGAAGGAGCGGCGCCATATTTGCGAATGCGGGACGAACTTGGATCGCGATCATAATGCATCGATCAATGTTCTTAGGCTCGGGAAGAGCCTTGCGGGACTGAAAGGTTCTTCAGAATGTATACGGTAGTATATAATTCCCCACGCTGCGCAAAGTGCGGGCGCGACCTCCAGGGATGCGGGGAGGGCCACCACATTCAGCACCGCTCTAAAGGGCGAGACGACCGGATCGCCAATCTTGCGGTTCTGTGCACAGGATTCGCTGGCGCGTGCCATCGAGAGGAGCATGGGGGATGACGTGCGCTACGACGGACGATATCGGACTCATGTTTGTTGCGCTGGCGATATTGATTATTACCGGGATAGTCTTCGTTCTGCGAGAAATAGACAAACTTAAAAGGTAGGGAGGTTTCATGTCGAGCATTTTGATTCGGGGTGCTGCAATTGAGCAGTGCCTCTTCTATTGCAACAGCGCAGGCCAAAGAACTGCGGAAATCAGTTTCTCCTCTGCGTGGACGCAACCCGTTTGCGAAGCCTTCGGATGGGTGTTCGAGCGCGAGGGAGACGGATCTGGGTCGCTCGATGGGAGTCTCGCGGGCATCAGCATGATGTGCGAGCCAAACGGGAAGGATCTGAAGCCCTACCGTTTCGACATCCCCATCTCCAAAGTCCACGCCTTCAAACATAAGGCCCATGTGGAGGATGGCAAAACCAAACGTCGGGAACTCACCTTCATCGTGACGACCGTGGACGATGGAGCGATGCCTGCCGTATGGGAGTGGATCAAATCCGTGGGGCCATCCGATTCCAAGGCACAACTAAAGATCACGTTCAACGCTGAGGAACAGATGGAACTTCCCGAAACAGACTCCCCCAAGAACGGCAAGACCAAGCGTGCCACTGCACAGGAATCAGCAGAGTGAAGCTCCTCATCGCACTCCTCGCGCTTCCGCTGGTCGGGCAAACCTCTGGTTCATACTCTGCTGAGTACCACGACTGTACGATAGTGGCTCGACGGGTAGTTGAGAATTCTGTCGAGAAATGGTTCCACTGCCGCGAAGGCGTGATCGAATTACGCGGGCAATTCGAGCGCAAGATCGATATCCACGGCTTCAAATACGTCGCGGAGTACGGGGACATGTGGTTTGGAGAGATCGTAAATTTTGGTCTGCCTCAAGAAAGCTCTCAGGTTTATCGCGATTGTGAAACCGTCGCACCAGAGCAGAAGGACTCGGAATGGAGATCAGTGGGAGGGGAAGCCAATTTCGACGGCTACATGAGCTTCGCTCGAACCTTCTACTGCAAGCGGCACTTCTTGCTGGAACAGCAATCCACCGTGAGGCTAGTCGGAAAGTGGGGAGAGGAAATTCAGGGCCACTGGGATTACCATCTGGAGCTTGGAGAGCCGCACATGGAGCCTGAGTGGGTGGATGATCGTTTCATCGATAACTTCGTTGTTCACTCAGATTCTCAGAAATGGTGCAAAACTACCATCGGGTGGAAACTATGCGGGGACATTCCGTATACGAAAGTGGATCACGGGATCCCGCCACCGTATCGAATTGGAGCAGGGCCTTCCAAGTGAAATGGTTCCTTATTTTCGCCGCGCTCCCACTGTCGGCGCAGCTTCTGCCAGCAACGTTCTCCCCGCAGTCTGCCGACGTTCTCAAGACGGCGACCGGGCGTCCAATGAAGCATCTGCAACTCCTGTCGGTGACGGTGTGTGCGGGGACTACGCCGGCAACGCAATCGGGGGGAGATCTGTATCGGCAGGCATTCTCCGCGGGATACGTGACGCTGATCCCGCCAGCGGTAAAGGCCGCGATGCAGCACGCTGCGGCAGATGACTGGCGCAAGTGGTTCGGATGGGGAACTCCCATACTGTCGGGAGCCGCTACCGGAGCCGCGACTTCTGGCGTAATCAATATCGCGGAGCGTAACAAATCGAAGTGGGAGACGGCTGGCGTGGTCCTCACCGGAAGCCTTGTGGCGCTGGCAAGCCAGATCCAAGGGCGGGCTCCCGACCCCACCGCAATCCTGGCTGGGCTGGTGGACCCGGCCGCAAGCTATCCCCTGCAGGCCAGTTCATGCTGGCAAGGTGTGATCGGAGCGCAACGGTGAGAAAGGCGGCGTGCACGGCCTCTGTGTTCATGGCGATACTGGCTATCATATTCACGCTATTTGCAATTCATACCACTGCTCACGTCTGGTGGTATCCCATCTTTGGAATTACACAGGACGAAAGCAGAACGAATGTCTTCACGTGGATTGATTTTAACGTATGTGTGCCAATGCTTGCTGGAGCCGTTCTATGCGCTCTATGGATGGCCTCTAGTGCTTTGTGCTCTTTTCTAAGAGAGTCACGCAAGGATGGATCGCGGGACGTTGACGGCCAGCTAATGATCAAGCGGCAGCAGAAGAAGAAGTGGAAACGCGAAATCAAGCGGCGCAAGACCGTGAAGTACCACAATCGGATGGGCAAGAAGTCCAGAGAAACGTAAAGGAGAAACTATGAAACACGTCGTAATGCTCGTTTTGGCATCTGCCTGTTGCGCCGTCGCGCAGCAACAGTGCAGTAATTTGGTCGGTCAGCCAGTGATAGGCCCGATCACGTTTCAGCCGGGGATCGACAGCAACGTCAATCCGGCTGCGGTTATCTCTCCGCTGGCAGCCGGAGGTCTGCTGGAGAACTTCGAGGTCGCCGTCGGAGGTACGGTTTTGTTGGGTTTTGAATTCGCGGTCCCGCAGCCGCCTCCAGGATATCCGGCCGTGGTGATACCAAATTGGACGCTGACCATATCCGCGTGCGACGAGGTGAACCAGCGCATTACGTTTAAGGGCTCGCCCGACATCGGAAGAGTAGGGGCCAGCTTTGTATTGGGGTACACAGTAGGCAGCGAACCCCAACCGCCGTGGGCCGGAGTTTCGACCAGTACGCTGGCCAGCCCGAACGTGACATTTTGGGTATGCGGGTGGCAATCTGACGGGACGTGTATCTGGGATTACGCCTTCATCGGGCAGGGCGGAAGCGCCTATGTTGAGGTCGACGGATCCCTCTGTTACGTGGTGATCAACACGGTCAGCAACGGACCCGAATGGTCTAATATTTACGGCGTCCCTGCGAATCGCCCCCAGCTTAGTACAGGGCTGTCCTCCGGCACCAAGGAGATCATGCGAGGGCTAACCAGAAAAGCCATGGACAAGATGCCCAAGCCGAAGGTAATCGGCGGATCAGAAGACTTGGTGCAAATTATCGGCGGATCAGACGCAGAGGAGTAGTTCAATTTTCGCTGGACATTGCGCCGTCTGCGTCCAGCATCTGGGAAGCCGGGCAGGTTCCCTCTAAAAGGAGCCTATGAAAAAGCTAATCGCAGTTGTAGTGTTGAGCGCAGTGGCGGCGTTGACCGCCCTGGCGCAATCCGGCCCGAATTGGCCTATCTGCTCACCAATGGGATGGGCCGTCTACATGACGTTCTTCCAGCCAGATGTGTACGGATACTATTGGTCTCCGCAAGATTTTGCGGACACTTACGGGTGCTATCCGTTCTGAAAGCGTGGGGCCGCCGTCGTGCGGCCCCTCAACACTCTAAATCAAAGGAGAAATAAATTGTCTACGATACATCAGAGATTGGCCCGCAGGGCTAAAGCGGCGGTTAAGGCAATGGCTACGGTCGGCCCCGTTGTGCCACAGGGATGGGTGCTGACGTCGATGAACGGCTTCCCCGTAATGATGCCGACTATGGCGTCCTTCATGGCTGGGTGGGTGGCGACCGTCGAGAACCAGAGCATCCTATCGCTCGACAACCAAGGCGACAATTCGCCGGCCGCACTCTACCAGGAAGCCATCGGAGAGGGCCAAGACTTTATACTGGCGCAAACTAATGCTCCTGTGCCAGACGCCAATCCCGCGACGGCGTTGATATACGCCGGCCAATTGGCGACTGCGGCCGGCTTTGTTCCTTCTGAGCAGTGGAATCCTGAGACGTATGACTACCAAGCTCCTGGCACTATCCTTGAGGCCGTGGCCGCGAAGTTCCCACCCCCTCCACCGCCACCTCCTCCTCCGTCGAATGTGCTGGTGCAAGCCTGCTACCAAGTCGGTGGAACCACGATTTGCTATCCAGGACCAGGCGTGACCAATGAGACACCCACCGGCTTCACATACATGGAGACGACATACCAGAATGGATCCATAGTGGCGGATCAATCCAGCGGCGGCACGAAGTATCAGGCGGTCTACACCGCAGGCATGGCGGGTATCGGCGGGGAGTGGTCCTTCGTTCAAGTCGCCGCATCATCTGCGCCAAAAAGCTAAACCGGAGGAATAACGCTGTTGCTCGCCGCCACCTTCGTCCTCCCGATCGCGCTGCAGCTTGGCTCCGTAGGCGTGCTGGCGCTTATGCTGACCCATTCCGGTCCTCCCCGCTATTGCTTCCGTGCGCTCCTCATCCTGGCGATCGCTTCCACCACGCTGGATTACCAGTGGGGCATTCCCCGGCTGTGGCAGGGATGGCGCGTATGGATCATCTCTTCCGTGGAGGTTGCGGCTGCTCTTGAGGCGATGTGCCTGATTACGTGGCCACGCGGGGAGGGAGAACGATCCGCGCGCCGTGGGTGGATCGCCAGTTTTGGACTATTCGCAACGGGCGCACTGTACTTCGGACATCCCGATCCTTATCCTGGAAGCGATCCCATGGCCTATTACGTTCGCTTTGGGACAACGTTGTACGCAATTGGTGTGCTGGTGGCGGCGCTGGCATGGGGATGGGGTCGCACGATTCTTCCGGGTGCCATGGCGCACTCCGGCGCACTCCTCTTATGGTTCACTTCGAACGCCGCCACCAAGCCGCCATGGACTCAGCGGCACTTTTACGAAGCGGACGCCGCACGGATGGCGGTGCACATCGGATGCGTTGCGTGGTGGTGGTTCACTCTAAGCCGATCGATTGGTCACGCTGGCGCTTGTCCCGCAGGCCCGCCAGAATCCTCCCGATAGAGTCGTGAAGGCCCTCCAACTCTGGCTCGAGCTGCTCAAGCCGATCCACACTGATTTCAACGCGCACCAACCGGCGCCCGTGATCACGGATCGTTTCGTGGTCGATATCGCCCTGCCGCTGGAGGTCATCCAGGTCGGCCCTCACCGATACCACATCTTTCTGAAGCCGAGCATACAAATCCTCTCTAGCGCCACGCTTAGCGCTGGCACCAAACAACCGGGCTAGGGCAGCGCCTATCCCAACTATGAGAGAACCTCCGAGTTCCCATCGTTTCTGATCGTCCATCCTGCACGCTTTTTCTTTGATTTATATCAATTGCCGCGGTCGCCGGGAGGACCATCGCCGGGGCCACCGAGAACTGGTTCCTCTTTCGGATCCTCAGGTTCTTCCGGCTTGTGATCTTCTTCCTGCTTCGGTTCGTCTTCCATATTGGCTCCTTTATTGCGTTTTTGGTTCCGAGACCATGATCGCATTCGATACACTTTCGACCGTTATGGTCTTGAACGGGTTAATCCGGTACGAGCGGATCATTCTAACGCGGTACGTGCCAGGGGGGAGAATGGGTGGAATTGGAATGTAGTCCGTGTAATCATGACATCCCACCGGTAGTTCCGACACAAACGTTTCAGGGATCAGGGCTTGAAAATCCCGCGTCGTATCGTCAAATTCCAGCCTTACGTCGGCTGGCCGCGTATACTTTGGCTTGCAGTAGTCCATCTTGATCCACAAGTAACCAGCCTTAAGCGAAACCTCTATCGGGGCCCGGAATATGAAGATGTCGGACGCCCGCGCCAGCCCCCACAAAATTGAAAGCCCGGCAAAGAATCCCGACATTCCCAACATCACGACTGCGGACCAGAACACCAACTGCCTCAAGACCTCCCTCATGCTATTTCACCGCTGGCTGCTTCATGACAGAATTCACCAGCGCTCCCAGGAAGGATAGCCCTATGACCGACACGACGCCGTAGACCAGTTTCCATAGGAGGGCGGTGCGCTCCTCCAGTGCCTTGAATTCTTCGCGGGTTACGAAGTTCCGTTCCGCTTTGTCGCGGTCCTCCTTCATCTCGGTCCGCATCTCGTCTAGCGTCCGCATGACGTACTTAAGATCAGCCTGAAGCTGCGTTAGAAATTGAGTCTGCGGGTCTGGCTCCCACGGTGTTCCTGGCATTCGTCACACTATTCAATCCTCAGTAAAGGCTCCCTTTATTTGAACGCCAGCATATTGATGGCCCACCTGGTAGAGGCGGACATCGAGTTCCATGTGACACCCGTTCCGTTCCCGGTGTTGAGGATATACGCCGTCGCCACACCATTTCCGCTCGTCGGAACTACGTTGTATCCGGCATTGGTTACGCCAGTCATCCCCCCGCCGTTGTTCGCCTGACCTTCAGAGATGATCGCCTCACCCGAGCCGGCAAGCGTCAAATTAGGTCCCGTGAATGATGTCAGGCTGGACGAAGAGTTGTTGCACGATGCGGTGTCCAATTGAGGGAAGTTCGCGCCCGCTGTAGAGTGTAGCTCGTAGATGGTTCCCGCGTACCAAAGGCTAGAACTCTGAGTAAACACTATGCTCGTGGTCCCCCCGGTGGTGTTTCGCTGGTAGTAGGCGTCCACGGTCTGGGTGCCCGTGCAAAGAGCAGAGGGAATGTGGGTCCATCCACCGGGCGGAGTGACGGTCCCGCCCAGATAGTCCAACAGCACGACGAGTGTGTTGCCCGCGGTCGTCGCCGATATAGTAAACGTGCAGGTTGTCCCGGAAACCAAGCACGTCGTCGGCGTCTGTTGGTTTGTGATGGCTCCAGCCGTGATGATGGTGCCCTCGAGCGTACCCTTTAGTATCTTGGCGCCCCCCAACATCATGGCACCAGACCCGGGCGGAGGAGCGGGATTGATGGTGAACGTGAGAGGGGTTGATGCTGCGCTCCCTGGATTCGTGGCCGTGATGGCAGCGGTGCCTGCCGAAGCGATCAGAGTTGAGGGTACGGTCGCGGTAACCTGTCCGCTATTCACGAACATCGTCGTTAGAGACGTACTGTTCCAGAACGCCGTAGCGCCGCTGAGGAACCCACTGCCGTTCACGGTAAGGGTGAACGTCGGACCGCCGGCCGTAGTGGAGCTGGGGGACAGGCTCGTCAGCGTCGGGGCAGTCGTAACCACCGTGAGGTTGAGCGTGATGTGCGCCACGTTGCTTCCAGAATCGGTCACGGTGTAGGTGCAGGAATACATCCCTGCCGTGCCGCCACCTGGAGTTCCGCTGAGGATTCCCCCTGCGGAGAAACTTAGAGCGCTCGGGAGACAGGAGGATGTCACCGACCACACATAGCCCATGGCTGTTCCGCCAGTCGCCATGAAAGGCACCGGACCATAGGCGACCCCCACCTGCGCATTACTTAGAGAAGTTGGCGATACGATGGTGAGGACTGATGTGCCACCGTACTCGTAGGCCCCGATTGATGGCGGATTGTTCCTGGCGTTCCACTGGATATCAATGGCGGGAGCGTTGGTAGCGGTGCCTGCCCCAATGCCAGGAGATCCTGTACTTAGATGTAGGTCGAAATTATTGGTAGCCTCTCCATTGCTAGCGGAAATAAGCATCGGGTCGGCGGTACCGCAGTTGGACACCGTGGCCACGCCTGCCAGACTGGCGCAGGTATAGTTGGTGCTGAGAGTTCCAACGACTAACGTTCCGAATCCGTTAAAGATGTCGTTGCTGTAGGTGCTGTTGACATCTGCCGTAATGGTGCCTGCTTGAAAGTTTAATGGTGCTGAGGCTCCGGTCAGGGTTACGATGACATTGTTCGAATATGTGTTGCTGCCGAAACTCCATGGCGGCCCTCCCCCCAAGCCGGTGGTGGGCGTACACATTCCACCTGTATTGCACGCATTGACGTATCCTACCGGACCTCCTCCGCTGGCCGAGGTCGTCACGAACGTGTTGTTCACGATGATGTCGTTTGCAAATCCGTAGGGACACACACCAGTGGGCGGCATGGCGCTGCATCCGCCGTCGTATATCAGCCACAACATATCGTCGTTTTCGACCTGGAAAATAATGTTGTTCGAGATTGTCGCGCCGGTGCTGCCGTTATAAAAAGCCAACCCATGACCCTGGCCGTCGTGGATTATGTTCCTGGTAAAGAGCAGACCTGGGAAGCGTCCATTGAATTGCATCGGGGCGGAGTCGCCGTTGTAGATCACGTTGTCTTGAACTATCCCCCCAGTCGAGGGCGTGAAGCGAGATCCAAGGTAGAAATCGTGGCCGTCCCCGGTGCCTCCGTTGTTACCTACATTCCTTTCCACCAGAACGTTGATAGTGGCGTCCCCGGAGATTATGTCGTCTCCAAAATCGTGAATCCAGCAATTGCGAATCACCATTCCGCTACCGTAGCCGATGGTGATGCCCCAGCCAGACCCATCGTAGCTGCCAGAGGAGTTAACCATCTCAAGTCCGTCGATCGTGTAATACGAGAGAAACGGCACGTAAATACCGTTTGTGCCGCCCAGAGGACCTGTATCTATGATGGCGTGTTCTCCGGGGTAATTGATAACGTAAATTGGATTGCCGGCCGTTCCGTTGGTACCAGGGGACCAGTTCGTAGCATAAGTTCCGGCCCGCATGATCACGGCATCGCCCGCGGCCGGAGCGCCGCCTATTCCAGAAAATGTCGCGCACGCATTCGCAACTGCCAGAGCAACCGTCGTCTGACGAGAGCATGTGCCATCATTGCCTGTGGTGGTGATGGCCCAGTAATGTGTTATTCCGGTATAGCCTACGGCTGCATAAAAGGCGTCAGGCGTTGTGTACTTCGACAACACTTGGGCCGTCGTGTGAACCGTGCCATCCGGTGTGCTGCCAGTCAGCCCGGCGTCAACGCCGAACAGCGGATTAGGCTCAACAGGACTCTGGATCATGTTGGGATCAACTCCACCCACTCCTCGCCCTGTACAGTACCAATCGATATGAAACGCCGTCGTGCAGCCGCGCCCGAGGATGACCGAGTAGGTTGAGGGCCACGCCCCGCCGGCCTTGGGGCCATAGATCCAGTGCGTATCCGTTCTGTTATAGAGGTCTCCATTAGCGCCTACGCCAGCGCCGGGCGCTCCGGACCCGGATTGCATCGTCTGGGCGCAGAGCGAGGCCGCAAGCAGCGTCCAGACCGCGACGATCGACAGCCTCAACGGTGCCACAGTTTCCTCGCGAGCCACAGCGCGCCAACTCCAACGGCGCAGCCTGCCACAAAAAAGAGCACTTCCCCAATCGTCGGCAGCCACATCCACACCGGGTGAACGCCGTTATGGCCGCCGATCCAAAGATCAAATTCTTTCCACATTTAGCCCCTCATGGAGTGCTGAAATTCCCTCTTCGGTACACACTTCCAGTGCAGACGAACGTGTACCAATATTCTGTTTTGGCCGTTAGGCCGGTGACGGTCAGGCTCCGTTCTGGATTGCCGCCGCCGTCACTGGTAGGCCCGTAAACGATCCCACTCGTCAGCGTAGTGCTGCCCGGTGCCGGCGGCTGTGTTGCGATCGTTACGGTGCAGGCCCCAGTGTCCAGCGCGCGATATGAATACCACGTGACCGATGTGGGCATGACCAGCGGATCTTTTATCCTGAAATCCAAATACGCATTCGGTGCGCCGCATGGAGTACTGCCGGGACAGCCCGAATTGCCATTCGTGCTCCACGTCACCACGTTGATATCGGCTCCGGGATCGTAGCCCAAATAACCCGTCCCCTGATACGCAGACGCAACGGCAAGATTGGCCGGGTACGATTGGAACGTCGTGGATAGCGATGTCGGGTAGGTGCATCCGTTGCAGCCACCGTTCGCCCATCCTATCTGGCCGCAGTTCCCAGACGGTGGCGGATAGGCGCCCGGTTCGCAGGCGGACTGAGTCGTTACAATGATGGTGCCGAGCCCTAGATCCGAAGTGGCGTAGTCGTTCGCTAGCACGTTAAATCCTGGTGAACTGTTACCGAATCCCAGTGAATCACACTGGTCGTACCAGCTTCCATAGCCGATGTTGGCGACGTTGCTGGACCATGCCAAGAAGCCATAGGTGTTGCCCATGCACGTTAATACACCATTGCCGAGCATTCCAAATTGGGAATTGTTCAGCAGCATCGTATTGTTCTGGTACACGGTGCGGTCAAAGTTGCCCACGTATGTCATCGTGGCAGATCCGATTCCCAAAACTGGCAGCGTTATCTGCGGTAGGCCGATGTTGGTAAACAGATTGTTTATCAACACGGAATTGGAGTTCTCATGGACGTATGGATTAATTCCGGCTTGCCCGATCGCCAATCCCTGTGGGGTGGAATCACACCGATTGTTAGTATAGGTGACATACGACACCACGTCGTCCAGATTGGAGTCCACTTTGTTTTGCAGCAGGCACTCCCCGCTTTGACTGGCTAGCCCCGGCGCCCATCCATTCTGCCACCAGTTTCCATCGCTCAACGCTCCGAAAACTTCTTTGAACTCTTCCTGGTTTTTATCAAAGCTGCATCCATCGACACAATATGGAAAAGACCCTCCGAACCCGCTCGATAGAATGAACTGGGCGGTACCGGTCGCCGTGTAGTTCGCATTAACGTTTAGCGTGAGTGACGTACCGCTATTGACCGTCGAGACCGACGCACCCGTGCCGAGAGTTGCTGGTCCTGGGCCATACATCAGCATCCCAGGCGATACCCCAGTCGTGTCGTTGCAGGTCACCGCGGTGCTCATCGCTGTGGTGGTGCATACTAGATTGGGTGCGCCCCCTGCCGTGCACGTGCCCGTATTGCAATAGGGCTGCGCGGGAGTACCGGCTCCTTGGTCAGTCCAAGTTCCCGCTACACAAAGGTACGTGTGGTTGCTGGTAGCGTCGTAATAGGACTCTCCTCCGTTTGAATCGTACAGGCACGTCGATGGGGAGAAAGTATTTGCGGGCGTCGCCGTGCCGCTGGTGACTCGCCACAGCCATGGCCGGTAATAGTAGTTCCCAATAAACTGAGCGCCCGTAACCTTAGCCCCACCCATATTTGGGGCATTCCCGCCAAAGATGGTACCTATGCCGGTAGATTCAAATTCGTTGTTTCTGAGATAGAATGGTCCGATCGAATTGTCAGTAGCAAATCCGTGGGCCTCCTCTGATGTGTGGAAGGCCATCAGGGTACTATTTGTTATCTCCAGATAGGCTGAGTCCGTTATGAACGCATGGGCAAAGTTACTGTTCGCCGGGTCAACATATGCATGAGAATAGATGTGGTTGAATGCATTGTGGTGCGCCATCGCCGAGGCCTGCTGTGCGACCAATGCTTGTCCACCGGGAGGTTGATTGCCAAGTTGGACGACCTGAAAGACCTCTTGGTTTGTTACCGTACTCTCCGCAAGTTCGAGGCATTCAAAGCGGTGATAACTTACTCCCGGAGCGCCAGGAGCGTTCGTCGGGTTAGCCTGAATAGCTGGGCTCCTCCCGGACGGCGTGATGAGGAGGGCCATGCCCGCTACCGGCGTGATTGTTGCGCTGGGTCCGTAAGTCGTGTTCTGTGAGCCAGCCCGCTGGCCTGGGGGCGCGCACTCCGCGCTTGATCGATGCACTACCCATTGCGCAGATCCGAAGTAAAACACGCCGACTTGGGTACAAACGACTGACGATCCGTTCCAAGTGCAGGTCTGGCATGGTGACGCTCCCGAACTGCAATATGCAGTCGCGAGCGTCGGCGCACTCGTGAGGGTAACGGTGTAGGGGCCGGTTCCGGTGATAGACGAAACCGTTACGCCTGTCGGCACGCCTAGACCCGCCACTGTCATTCCCGTCACTACCTTGACGGCCGTCTGGGGATCTAGGATAACCGGGCATGACAATGCGGCGCTCCCGCTCGTCTCTGTGCAGGTAAAGTATCCCTGGCCATTGTTCGGACTGAGCAGGTTCACCGTCTGCGTGAACGTATCGCCAGCCGTCCATTCGAAGATGTAGGGAGCGTCTAGGATCGGCCAGTTCGGAGCGAGGGAGGTGAGCGCGGACTCAGCGCTGTTTGGATCAGCGTAATTGCAGCCGCTCGGGCAAACCGTGAATGCTCGCGCTGCGGGAGTCGTGAACGGCACTTGACTGGCCCCTACGCTGTAGCCTCCCATATAAGGGATGCCATATCCCCAGAAATCTTGATTTCCAGGATTCACGCTAAAGGCCGACTGCATATTCTGACCTGCGAATGTAATGGTCGAATCCGAGGCGAGGCGATAAGCCGTAAGCTGTGAGTTGCCGAGCAGTCCCAGCGTTTGTCCGTTGCCGGGCGAGACCAATCCGGGGTCTTCCGTGAGACCGACATTGGTACCGCCGATCTTCTCCTGGCCCGAAGCCGTCTGCCACGCCGCGAAAGTGGTGTAGTTGGTTCCACCCCAGTTGTAATTGGTGGCTCCAGAGTATGCCCAATAGTCATTGTTCTGAAACAACAGGCCAGTGTGAGACCCGGGAACATTTACTAAATTAACTGTTCCTCCGGTTCCAGCGGATACCGCAATGATATTGTTACGAAAGTGCACATTTGTGGTACTATTGCCAGATGGAATATCCATGCCATCCACCGACTGGCTTGCTATTCCAGAGATGTAGCATGTATTATTATAAATCTCTGACCCACTCAGGCCAGTGCCCGCTGTGCTGCCATTACCAACCCTGACGCACGAATTTCCATTCTTGCGACCATCGTTTTGGGAAACGTTGTAACGGATAGTCGTGCCGGTCGTGTTCGGCCCCCCTCCATAAGCGTAGTCCAAGAATCCAGCCCCGTCATTGTCGTGCGAATAGTTATACTGCATCGTGCAGTTGACGGACCCTCCATCGCAGTCAAATCCGTCGCCATCATTGACACCATTGGTGTGATTGTGGTGTGACTCGTTATATTCTAGTACTATATTCTGAGCTTCGTAGATTTCGAAACCGACTCCTCCGTTGGCGTTAGAGGCGTTATTGTATGCCAAGCTATATTTAATGCTGCCACCATTTACGGAGGACATAAACATTCCGTTACCGCCTCCGGATGTCCCTGGATTGTCGTGGAACGTGGAGTTTATAACGTTTAGGTTGGTGTGACAGAAATAGGCGTTTGTCGGACTGTTGTCTCCATATATCCCAAGGCCCTCATTATTTCCGAAGGCATTGACACCTTGGATGAGAACATTGGTATACCCACTAGCTCCATTGAATGAGCCGATACCAAAGCCGTAATTGAATCCGCTGGATGTAAGATTTGGCCCGAAAGTGATACCGTATAGAGTAGTGTTGGCCAAGTCCAGATATGCGAATACGCCCACGCCGGTGTTTGTAGTGTTTCCAGATCCGACCGTGATGAGGTTATTGACTGTGTATCCACCGCACTCGTAGATTTCAATTGCGCTACCAGTGCCGCCGTTAATCGTGGCGTAACCAGATCCGTAGGACGTGATCGTGATGGGGTTAGACTGAGTTCCGCAACTTCCCGTAGTGAATACTGCATTACCTGAAAAGGTCTGGCCACCTGAGAAATTGATGCTATCACCAGGCGAGTACGTTCCAGAGTTGACCCTAGTTATGGTCTGCCACGGAAGCGAGAGCGTTCCAGGATTACCGTCGTTTCCGGTGCTGCCGTTGATGTAGTAGTTCGTCGCCCACGAGGGCGCGACGAGAATCAGCAGAAGAGTGGCTAGTTTCATCATTTAAATAATCCGTAAGTCAGAAGCGTGAACTCCGCGGTCCCTCCGCTCACGTTGACACCATGCCCGTAGTAACAGCCGCCGCCGAATGTCAGCGCCAAGTACTGCGTGCTCTTGAGCGCCGCTTGAAACGCCGCCAGCGTATCGGCATCCTCGGTTGCTATCTGTCCATTCGAGTTGGACC